GTTCGTACGTCTGTTGTGTTCGTATTCAGTTGGGCTGTTGCGGGCATTGTAGGATTGTGGACAGCTGCTTGGAATGTCATATCAGCTGTTGTGACAACTGTGTGGAACTTCATCGTTCCGTTCCTCAAGGCTGCATGGTCTACCATTACAGCTCTTGCGACGCAAGCGTGGAATACGTGGTCTGGTATCTTCTCTGGTGCATGGAACGCAATCTATGCATTGACTACGTTCTATTGGGGACTCATTCGCGGGTTCGTTCTTGGGGTTTGGAATGTAATTAGGGATCAGGCCTCAGCTATTTGGAATAACGTCACTGCAGTTATCTCCGCCGCGTTTGGAAGGGCGAGAGACAACATCAATAACATCTGGAACGACATCAAGAGCCTGTTCTCCAATGCTGGTGGTATGTTGGTACAGGCTGGCAAGAATATCATTCAGGGCCTGATTGATGGTATGACTAGCAAGATCAATCAGGTTACCTCGATCATCAGTAACATCACCAAGCTCATTAGGGATCACCTTCCATTCTCACCGGCCAAGATTGGTCCGCTGTCAGGGAAGGGAAGTCCTTTCTTAGCTGGTCAAAAGATCGTGAAGATGATCGCAGATGGTATGGCTTCGCAAGAACCCTCACTAGGCGTTGGAGTTACTTCAGCACTTGGCAAGCTGAGCAATAGATTGACTGAGGCCCCTGCAACAGGTGGTTCGAGTGTCCAGCAGGTCTTCAATATTACTACCCAAGAGATTCGGCCGCAGAGGCACGCATCCGAATTAGGCTTCCTGCTGAATGGTAGGTTATAATGCCACTCACCGATTATACGTTCCAGCTCAATTCAGGTGTGGTCCTGAACGACGATAGTGTCGGTATTCCTTTCGTCGACGTTGATCGGGTGGTCGGATTAGACTCTGCGCCTTATAGAGAAACGATCCGAGACCATGAAGGTACAGATGGTGGCTTCATCGATGCTGAGTTCGAAACTGGTAGAGACCTTTCCATTGAAGGTACTGCCTACGCTAGTGTGACTACCTCAGAGACCTACTTCGATTCGCTCAAGGGTAACTATGCACCTGTGACTAGTCCTATTCCATTGGTACTTAAAGCGCCTGGAGTAGCTGAGCGAGTCATCTTCGTTAAGCCTCGTGGCGTAAAGTACGATTGGGATACTGCTCGACGAATTGGTGCGAGTCCTGTTCAGTTCCTGATGTATGCTGAAGACCCTCGGATCTATGACAACCTCTTGAACAACATAGTTATCCCATTCGGCGGCTCAGCAACTACAGGCTATGCGTTCAGCTACGGATTCAATCTAAGCTTCGGTGCGACTGTACCACCCAATGGTCAGTTCATCATTAACTCAGGCAACAGACCTACGCCAGCACTCCTAACCATCACAGGACCTGTTGTAGACCCTCGCATCACCAACGATACTGATGGCAAAGTTCTACCATTCAGTATCACTCTTCTGGGTGGCGATACCTTAGTCATCGATCTTGCGGCTCGCACAGTTGTTCTGAATGGTACAACCAACCGTCGAAGCTCGATGCTATCTTCCGACTGGTTCCTATTCAGAGCTGGAAGTACGTTCATTAGGTTCGGCGGCGCATCCGGTTCAGGAACGCTAACTGTCAGCTACAGAAATGCTTGGAGATAACAATGGCAGAGACTAACCCTCCTGGCTGGTTGCAGAACGCTGGCGCTACACATACTGCTGTGCAGCAGCGTAACTACATCAGCGGATTGCTCGCAGGAGCGAATGCATCAGCTTCCCTGGTTTCACGTGGCGGAGTAAATGGTGCGCTAGGCAACAAGCTGTTGGTAACCCAGACGGGTTCGCCATCAATGGCAGTCATCATCAAGTCTGGTGTTGCTTGGGTACCTGGTACAGAGAATGCTAGCCAGGGTGCCTATGGTGTAATGAACGATGCTGATGTCACGCTGAGCGTTACCGCAGCACATGCTACGCTAGCTCGTATCGACCTCGTCTGCTACAAGGTTCAGGACTCGCAGTACTCCGGTGCTACGAACTCTAGCTCGCTGGTTGTTATTGCAGGTACACCTTCGGGTTCACCTGCTGTTCCAGCTGCACCTGCTAACTCTTTGATCCTTGCTCAGATAGCTGTTGGTGCTGCAGTATCATCGATTACCAACGCGAACATCACTGACAGGCGCACATGGCTTCCTGTTGGAACAATCCCCTGTACTTCTACTACCAGACCAGCTGCTGGGACTGTTCCCGTCGGTCAGATGATCTTCGAGATCAACACCCTCGATGTCCTGATCACGTTGGATGGCGGAACAACCTGGCTGTTCGTCTTCGTAAACGCTTGGACAGCTTATACTCCGATCTGGACTACAAACGCATCCTCACCGGCAGTTGGCAATGGCTCGCTATCAGGTAAGTACAAGTGGACTGGTAACACCGTCAATGTTCATGTCAACCTTTCGGTAGGGTCGACCACGACGTTCGGTTCCGGTTTCTGGCTTTTCACTTTGCCAACTGTGCCTGGGCCTGCAATCGTTACTATGGGCAAGCGTTCTGGTAGTGCCATGTTCTACGACATCAGCTCGGATGGTCCACACGCTGGTAGTACGCATTTGATTACTGACACTCAGATATGCCCAGGCTGTGTAGGATTCGTAACTGCTACTAACCCATTTCCGTTTGCTTCCGGCGATGGGTGCGACATGGACATAACGTACGACGTCTAAGGAGGGTGAAATGACAGACGATCACGATTGGCATTTGTTCGACGAAGAGCACCTCTACCAGGTCCGACGTATCGACGGTCAGTGGAAAGTTCGTAGAGTTGATAACCCTTTGAGGCTCATTGTCCTAACTGATGAAGAGTTCGATCAGTGGCGTTCCGAAGGTGTCAACCCGAAGGGGTTGAAGTGATGGCTAATCCAAATCCGGCTATGATCACCAACGAGATGTGGGCCCTGTGGGAAGGTTGTTCAGCTGTCCTTCCAGGTGTACGCCTTAGTGGGATCTATGCCAATAAGGTATGCTATCACAACAGCGTCAAGGCGAACAAGGCAAACTGGCCAGGTGCTTACTGCATCAAGCTGCCACTCGATCTAAAGGGTCCGCAAGATAAGGCCCGAGCGATCGACCTTACGCTGAGCGACGCAGAGATGAAGAAGCGAACTGGATTGCTTCGAGCTGCTGCACTTCATCCAAATGACGATCGACTTTTGGGAGTGCGTGAGTTCTACGGCACACTCAATGGAACGACGGTCTATGGACTGTCGCGCAACACGGATAGTGGCACGTGGGTGTCTGTCACCTCGGACACCTCGCACCTATGGCATATACACATTAGTGAGTGGTCTTTCTACTGTAATCAGTGGCCTGCTCAGGAAATGATTCTATCAGTGCTCTCAGGAGAGACCTGGGAAGCTTGGTTGGCACGAAAGGATTTGGGTGGTATGGATTACTACGTCATCAGTGACGCTGGACCGCATCTGCACGAGGCTGGCAAAGTCGGAGGCGGAACGTACCAGCATGCTAAGGACATCGACACGTACAATAGCTGGAAAGCTGCCTTTCCAGGTCCAGAACGCTTCATCACGCATGCCCAGTTCAATGCGGGCATCCTCGGCAAGAACGTCGACGAGCTAGGCGTTGGCGGAGGTGGCCTTGCGCCACACACTCACGACGTCCCGATCTCAATAACAGTCTCGACTACCGGCAGCGGAAGTGGTACAGCTTCTTCCGGACCTGCCAAAGCCTGACTGTGAGATCGCATTACTGATGAAAGGGTAGGGAATGCGTGAAGACAGAGAAACTCGTTATTATCGTGAAGGACGTTCTACTGTTTACGGGCGGCCTGGCGGGAATAGCGTACCAACAGTTTACCGGCAAGGTAGACGCCCTGTTACTGTTGGTGTTCACCGCTATGATCGGCCTCCCCGGGGCGGCGGCTCTTTGGGCTTTACGCAATACCGCTACGCAGTCATCGCCTTCTCAGCCTTCGGAACCGCAGCAGGGCTCGTCGCATTCGTCGCCGAGATCTTCGGAGGTGGGAGGTGACACAACCCAAGACCTCCACCGTAAATAAGTCGGTCTGGTACGTACTTGCGGTCGCGTTCCTCTCCTCGATCATCATGGGTGTGGTGGCAATCCAGTACACCAACTATGTCGACCGATCGAGCAATCAACAGTGGTGCGATCTCGTGAATGTGCTTGATGATGCCTATCGGACGAGCCCGCCACAAACGCCGATCGGGAAGCAGCTTGCAGCCACAATGGCGGAGCTGAAGAAGCGCTTCGAGTGCTAGCATCGTGGGAAAGGGTGAAGCACGATGACTGACTACAACTTTGTATTCAGCTCTATGCGTACCGAGCAGGTGATCGCTGAGATCCCTTTGAATGGTACGTACATGGACATGGAACTTAATGTCGGTGGAAGACTTGATGGATCTTTCCACCTTGACATGACTGGCTACGACAACCAGACACTAATGGATGCAACTATTCCTGGACGCACATTCGTTGTGTGCGAGCGGAACGGTATTCCCATTTGGTGTGGTTATGTTTGGAGTCGTACGTATCAGAGTCAGGCAAAGTCAGTACAGCTATACTGCCAGAGCTTTGAGTACTATCCAACCCATCAACTAATTCGCTCCTCAATCCATACAGGTCCTATCGAACAACTCGTTCTGTTTAGGGACCTTTGGACACACATGCAAGCTGTAGATGGGCGAAACGTAAACATCAACCTTCCATCAGATACGCCACCACTCCTAGTGAGTAAGGCAGTAGAAGTTGATGACACAGACTTCAAGTTCTACGACGAGGTTATGTCGACGTTGTCGGATTCCTCTAATGGCTTCGACTGGACTATTGACGTCGCCAAGTCAGGAATCCAGTACATCAAGACATTGCGCTACGGATACCCGGCACTAGGTAGTCCAGATCCCACACGGCTGACATTCGAGTATCCGGGCAGCCTCTTGAACTACTACGCTACCGAATCGATGGTCGACGCTGGCACGAATGTCTTCACGCTAGGATCTGGTGAAGGCTCATCGATGCTCTTTGAGGAAGTTGTTCACCAGGACATGATCGATGGTGGATCACCTCGTTGGGATGTGATCGCGCCTCGCAAGGATATCGACGATGCAGCTCAGCTCGCTAGCTTTGCCGAACAGGAAGCAATCATTCGAAGGCCCCCCATGCTGGTCATCAAGCCAACGCTTAAGGCGGAGAAGATTCCAGAGTTCGGAAGCTTCAGCCTTGGCGATGCATGTAGCGTGACTATGACTGATGCACGCTTCCCATCGACCTTCACCTTCCAGACTCGCATCACGAAGTGGACTCTTCAACCTCAATCGTCAGAGAACACTGACGAGTTCTCCCTGTTCTTCGCAGGAGACGAAAATGAGTAGAGGCAGATATAGAAACGATCCAGACCTCATCGATAGGATCGTACAGCTCGAGCGACGGTTATCAGCTCTGGAGCGTACGCCACAAGCACCTAACACAGGCGTGAACACTGGTGGAATTACAATCAAGGGTGGAGTCCTTGATGTAATTCGTGACGATGCTACGAATGAAGGTAGGATATCGGCAGGATCGAACGTCGTTGTCAACGGCGAAGACGGTATGTCACTAGTTGTGTATCGATCAGATACAGTACCTGGAGCGGACTTTACTTCAGGTCAGCCTTCGCTCGAGTTAACTACTGTCGATGGCTTTGTCGCTGACCCTTCCTTCTGCTTCCCCACAGTCCGCGTGATGGATAAGTCAGGCGACACAATCTTGTCTGACTCTACCAACTACCGACGTGGTATGGACGATCCGATCATGCATCAGTCGTTCACTACTGGTGTGTACCAGAGTAGTACGTCTGGAACGTTCGCATTCATCATGTCGGCTGAATGGTACATGTATCACGCGCACTGCAGGATTCGTGTTCTCGTTCAGAACGATGGCGGCAACACTAGTGAGCTTCGCGTCACCGAAAATGGTGGAACGTTCACACAGACCACCTCAGTACCCTCTGGTGCCTTCCAGTACATGGATCTCATCGTAAAACGTTCATCCATGGTATCGCAGGGTAGCAATGGTAACGTAGCAGCCTTGAACCTCGAACATCGTAGAACTGGTGGCGCAGGCACAATCAGGACGCAGGTCATTAGCGTAGTCGGAGTCGACCTATCCTGGTTCCAGCCTTACTAGTTTTACACAGACCACTAGCCGGCAGCCTGGGGCATTCACCCTCCCCTCAGCTGCCGGCTAGTGTTTTACTCGTTTTCGCTACGGGTCCAGTACAACAGGTGCGCCTTGTAGACCTTGCCAATCAGTCCAGGCTCGATGCTACCTAGCTTTTCGAACAGGAGAATTGACGCAAAAGGGGGTCCCTCATCTCGATGACCACCAGCATCGATGCTGGTGACGCTGCCGTATACGAAGTGGAAGGTGTACTTGTATTTCATTCGCTCTCCGCTATAGGTCGAAACGGTTCGAAGAGTGAGTGGTCGTTAAGGATAAAGGCACGGTATCTCAACAAGTGCCGCGTGGCATCCATCGCGTGACGTTTTCCAGGCACCCACAGGCCCGCTTGTTTGATCTTGTCATCCGACCAGAAGCCTTTGCCGAGCCCGGCACCTGCTCGAATAAACTTGATGTGAGAACACCCGAGGCCCCAATGCCTAATGGCGCCGATGACCTCTGCAGCTGTGTAGTCGATCTTGTCTCGGTGCCTCTCGCTCATTCGGAAGTCGAAGCTCTCGTAGAGGAAGTGAATCCTTGGTATTGTTGTGAAGGGTTCCGTGCGTGAGATAATCAGACGCAGTCGGCTGAACAGGAAAGCTAGTGCCTGATCATCATCGCACCCCGGGATTTCTTCGCGATCCCAAAAGCCATCGAGCTTGTCATGAGCCGCAGGCATCCAGTGAGCAATGCCTGTTGTACCTCCGGGGTCGATGGCGATGATCAGCTTTGGAGGCCTCTCACCACTTATCGGAGTCATACTCTCCGCCTTCAATTAGGGTGAGCACAGGCCTATCATGGATCTCAGTCTGAATCGTTGCACGAGCTCTGACGACATCTGGCTGCTGAGGTCCGAGTGGGATGTATGTAGCGTTCATCGACATGAACTCAAGAGTCACACCGAACATGACGGAGAAGACCTCTTCAGCGTCGTCGATGGCTACCTCAGGGAAGTGGAACGCAGGGTTCCTTCCTCGTGTGTATCCGCCGATTGCAATCTGACCAGCAGTGATGACATGCTGCCTCCATGGGTAGTCCTTGATGTAGCTGCGCAGCCTATCGATGATATACGCTGCTCGATCATTGTCCTTAACGATGACACAACGCATCTCAGGACTCTCTGCAATCCATCGAAGGATCGCTTCCGTCTTACCTGTCCTTCTACCACCTGCAACAATGATCACGCGTCGGGGTCCTTTCCATCGTCCTCAAGACGTGCTCCGTTGACTTTCTTCCATGCATCGATAGCAGTTAGCGCTACGACCATGAAGGCAAACGTGATAATGATTCCCAATGCAAGTTGTGTAGCACTCATGTATGCATCCATTCCCTTTTGCCGCTAGTAGCCCCTGTGGGTGTTGAGCTTACGCAAACAGAGAGACGTAAGAGAGACAAAACGATAGGTACTTGTAGCTAAAGCCCTCATTCATTTTGTCTCTCTATACGTCTCTTAGGTCTTTCTAATTGTCTATCTTAACGCTTACATCTAGATTCTCTGGGTAGGTGTACACATCGATCATACCCAACCAGATTAAGAAGCGAAGGATCATAGCTTCTGCTGAATCTTGAGCCTGCGTTCCAGTTCCTTCTTTGTTGCTGTCAATTCTAAGATGCGGGCGTCGACCAAAGCTAGCTGACGCTTCAGGGATGAGCGTCCACGTCGTTGAACCAGTAGGTTGTTCGGGTCGAGGTTGGTCCTGTCGGTATCCTTGAACGTGACATACTCGTCAGCTCGAAGCTTACGACCAAGCCGGTTCTCTGCAATGAGGCGGCTGCAGAGCTCCCAGCCAGTACCTGTCTTTACATACCTGTACCCATTAGGAGCTACTCGCTCCGCACCTATTTCGGATGCTTGTCCTCTAGGCACTATAGTTTCACCCCAGATACTGTAGCGTACGATAGCAAAGCCACTAGGGCACCAACGACCACCAGAATCTTCTCGATGGTCTTCCACTTCATTACAGGTCACCCCAACTCTTGCCTATAGAACTATCGACGGGAAAGGGGATGTAATCGGTGTACCGTCTTCCCTCATCGACCATGACCGAACTAAGAAGTGTTGATACTTCCTCGGCACGACTCTCAGCGCACTCGACAACGAGCGCGTCGTGAATAGTAAGTCGGAGGAAACCCAGACCACGCAACATTGGACGCACACGTATAAGGGCGCTAAGGCAAATGTCGCTTGCGGTACTTTGCGGCAAATAGGACAGCGCTTCATTCATCACATCCTTCCGATTACTATCAGTGATTAGCCAGAACCGTCTGCGCCTTCCGAATGGTGTGACCAAAGGCTTACCTGACGAGACATGGTGCTTAATATCTTCTTGCCATTGCATCACGCCAGGGAATAGATTCAGGAACTCTCGATACTGGCGTTCACCTTCTCTTGCTGACAATCCGTACTCTCTTGCAATCGACCACGACTCACGTCCATACGCAATGCCGTAGAAGAATGCCTTCGTACGAATGTACTCCTCCTTGCCCCATTTGCCTGCACCGTACAACTGGTCGGATAGTTCGTTGAAGAACTTATATCCTGGTGTTTGGTTACTGAGGATGGTTTTAAGATAATCATCTTGGGCTAGCGTAGCCATGACACGTGCTTCCGCGTTAGCGTAGTCACACTGGATCAGAACGTTGTCTGGTCGAGTGACACCAAACTGCCGTCGGATCTCCTTATCACGGACAATGTTTTGGAGATTCGGGTTTCGAGATGCCAGCCGTCCGCTCGTAGTACCGTGGAGCATGTAAGTAGTGTAAACACGTCCGCGGTATAGTCGTTTACGGATTCCAGCGATATATGTACTGTAGAGCTTGTGCTGGCGTCGATACCTAAGAAGAACTCGGACAAACTCTCTTCGGGCACTCCCGACAGGCAATCTGGCGAGCAGCGCTGTGAGTGTTTCTTCGTTCGTAGATGCAACGTTGACCCCCTGCGTCTCCAGGTAACCCTTTACTTGCTTTGGAGATCTTGGGTTAATGCCGAGCCACTTACCATCGTCCAGGTGCCCTGTTGACTTCTGGATGACTTCGTTCATCTCGGTTTCGAGTTGCTCGAGACGTCCCATGTACTCTGCATCAAGCTTAGCCATGGCTTCCTTGTCAATGTGGATTCCATTCAGCTCGAGGTACATGAGCTGGTTAGAAGCCTTGATCAGGAAGTCGTGGACCATACGAACATCTTCACGTTCCATTGCTTCCGTGAACATCTCGTACAAGTCCCAAGTACAAGCAACATCCATTGCATTGTACTTGTAAAGGATAGGGCGCGGGATATCACCATAGTTACCACGCTTCGGGATGAAGCGCCTGATCTCGTCGTCGTACTTTGGAGCTCCAAGCTTTTCGACAGCTAGTACCTTAAGACCATGGTTGCCTGGTCGTTCATCGAGGCAGTAGCTGGCAAGCATGGTGTCGAACCAGAGTTCCAAGGCGCCGAGTCTTGGATAGAGTCCGGCAAGATCAAATTTACCATTGTGGGCGATGAGTCGTTTTCCGCGGAAGAGTTTCCGCAGTTCATCGACCACTGTACTGTCTTCAAGTGCACGCTCACCCAGAACCACTGCTCGTCGCCTTGCGTAAGCAATTCCCACGCAGAGGAGAGAATAGTTGTTCGGGTGATCGTCTCCGGCAACGTCTTTTTCAATGCCGACTTCAATATCAATGACGAGAGGGCCTTCAAGCTCTCCCAGTTCGGCGATGACGGCGAGCGCCTGATCAGGATCGTCAAAGCTTCGCCATTGAGGTTCACTCCAAGGCTCACGACTGCTCTCCTTCAGTTTTCCAATGTCGGATACGAGGGCCGGGAACGCATCTGCATTTCGCAGACAGTACGCCGGGTGCCAAGTCGGAATAACTCGGATAGTATTATCAGGCCCCTCCGGCGCATTGAGAAACCTTGCGCCAAGTTTAGGCGGCCCAACTCGCAGCGTGGTAATTGTGCCCGGATCGTCAACCAGAAGAGTTCCTGCGGTCCCACCAAGTGCAACGATATCTGTAGTTTCGAATTCTCGAATTTCCCTCGCGAGACGATTCTTACATGCAACAATCGCGCTACGAGGAGGAGTTGCGTTATTCTCAGGCCTGCATAGACAAGCATTGGTTAGTAGTACCTCGCTTCGTTTTATACCATGATGCTTTAAGACAGCATCCAGCAGTTTTCCGCTAGGTCCTGTGAACGGTCTTCCGTAGGTCCCTTCGTAAAATCCAGGAGCCTCACCGACTACAACTAATCTACGTTCGCCATCTACTCGCTCCCGCACTCCCTGTGGGTGTTGTGAAGGCACATACGCACCGTCTCGCAGCGGGCAGTGAGAGCAGTCAGCGCCAAGATGTTCAGCTTTCATGCCTCGCAGCCCATTCCTTGAACGTAGCGATGTTCGCAGACAGTAGTTTGAGATCGACCTCCTTCTTGTAAGTGAAGTATCCAGTCCGCCTTACTGAAGCAGCAAAGGTAGCTGACATGTACCAGCCACGTTCAGTGATCTTGTAAGGCTGGGCGGAATCCATCGAGCGGACGGTGCCTGGATCGAACTTGATTGCCAGCATTTCGTCAGCGAACTGATTGCTGAGTCCGAGCAAGTGAATCTGGAACCTGCCTGGGTAATGCCTGTGAATCATTGTGACTATGTCTCGACGGATCGGTGTGTCAGCCTTTTGGACGTGTACCTTCGGTACTCCGATGGTAACGATCTCGTCACGCTTGGCAAACTGATCGAGAAGGAATTGGATCTCGTTTGGAGTTTCACCTTGGAGTACAGCCATGATGTTGTAGTCAGCTGCCTCTGGGTTCTCATCCAGGAACATGTTTGTCGCTTCCAACGTCTGTGCAGCGTTGCCCATAATGTCGGGAGCGACAATCTCGTGCGCCTTGATTATCTTGGCAAAGTCCAGAAGCGTCTTGCCTTCAACGAGCTGACCTTCAGCACATCCATTGTCGAGGATGACGTAGTCGCCTCGCTTACGAGCTTCGACGTACGTCCGAATGTAGTCTGGACGCTTGAGCAGTGGGGGAAGTGGTAGCACGAGGTGGATGTCACTCTCGAGTGCCGTATGCTCAAAGCCTTTCGGGGGAATTAAAGCTGCACGCACTACTTTTCCTTTACTGACGTGGCCGTCTTGGCCTTGATGAATCCTGTCTCAAGTCCTTCCGGTGGCAAGGACTGTGCAATGGATTCCTGGAGGAGTCGGAGCTTGATGAAGGTGTACCTTACGTAGTTACCAAGGTCGACAATCTCTTCTAGTGCTTCCTGGATGGTATCGACGACCAGGAACTTTCCTGGACCATACTTCTCTGCGCCTAGACCATGACGAGTTATAGACATCTCGTCATACTCAACGCTTAGGTCTGCGATTATTTGTGCGAAGGACAGTGCTGCTTCTTCAGCCTTAGCCGATCCACGAATGGTCATGTGCTCTTCGTCAGCCTGCCGCTTGAAGTCGTCAGTTATGTCAGGCATTAGTGTCCGCCATTCAGCCTTGCCAAAAACTCGGCTTTTGCAGTACGAGCGTGATCATTGTATACACCAGACATGACTGCCGTATACGTTTTAGTACCTGGTGTCTGTACACCTCGAATCGTCATACAGAGGTGTTCGGCTTCCATAACAACAGCTACCCCTCTAGGCTTGAGGTTCTCTTCAAGGAAGTTGGCAATCTGTTGTGTCAGTCGTTCTTGAACTTGAAGTGCCTTGGAGAAGTGGTGTACGACTCGGGCAAACTTGCTCAAGCCTGCTACAGACTCGTCCGGAACGTAGCCGATGTCAGCCTTTCCAATGAAAGGAATGACGTGGTGATTACAAAGTGAAACGAATGGAATGTTGCGGACGATGATCATCTCGTCCATTCCATCGTTCGGGAACGTCTTCCACTTGATCGGAAGAGGCTCTGTAAGCTCCTTCAACATGTGAACGAAGCGCGTTGGTGTGTCCTTGCCATGCATGTCATTCACGTCGAGGCCAGCTGCAGTACGAAGAAGAACCTCTGCAGCTTCGATCGACTCCTTCTCCGGATCGGCCAAGGCTTTGAAGCCTAACATGTTAGGATTCTGCTTCACTAGATCTGCACCAAGCCTTTTCAATATATCCTTGAACTCTTCTGGTACTACAGACTCGCCTGGCATTAGGCGTCCTTGTTTTCGTATCGATCACGAGGCACAATGAACTTCTTGGTATTGCCATCAGATCCTATGGTGTGGATCGCAACGGACGTTTGGAGGGAACATGGAGTAAGACGGTAGCGAACAAGCCGTCCGTACATCGAAGCTGAGTGAGTGATGTTGATGCCCACACTTCGGAGGTGCTTACGGTTAGGTACTGGCGTCCATCGGTGCTCTTGTGCAATCTCTTCCCTGCTAGCGCCTTCCTTCTTCATGCGCCGGATTTCAGCCTTTTCGGCCATCGATGCAAGTCGATCACTAAGTGAGAATCGACTTTGCTTTCCATTTCTCTTGGCCATTATCCCAACTCGTATTCTGCACCGTTGCTTTGGGTTTCGATGATGGCGATCTTGACAGGCAATCCGAACTTCTCGTGCATGTGTTCACACATCCACTTTGCGAAGTTTTCAGTGGTTGGATCTCCAGGCCATGTACGAAGACCTGGCAGCCCTCCCATCGTATTGATCAGCATTACATCGCCATCTTCTGCATGCAGGATGTTTGCCCATGGATCATCAGCGTTCAAGTGAAGTTGGTGGTCGAACATCGTATCGAGGTAATCCCGGAAGACACTCTTCACGTTCGAGAAGTCCAAACCAGCTAGAATACCATTTGCATCGATGTGTCCAGCGATGCTCAGTTCGACATCGAGTGAGTGTCCATGGATTTGCTGACACTTGCCAGGCAACAACAAGAGACGATGTGCAATCTCCGCGTTGTGTCTTACGAAGAGTCCTGCTCTGAAGCTATTCACTGTACCTCCATCTGCTCAGTAGCACTGAGGAAGTTGTTGTCGCCAGGAATGATGGCTAGCTTGTCTTCTTTGGCTGCCATGTACTCAGCAACTTCGACTGTCTTGATGTATTCCACGTCCTCGGCGATGATGTGAGCTTCCTTCAAACCATTCACGTCATGAACACAGAGGAATGAACCCTCGATGTTCCATCCGCCCCACGTCCTTAGGGTCAAGACTGGCTCTGCTGATCCGTTGTACACCTCAACACGATACTCGATTGGAACAATTGCTTCCAGAGTGTTAGCGAGGTAACTACTATCGCCCGGGCCATCATCCAGGAAAATGTTGCTTCCATGCATTCCCATTTTACTTCCCTCTTGTAGATTCCCATAGCAGGATGTGCGTACGGAACGAAAGTCCATAGCCTCGACTAACAGCATGTGTGGCAATTCGACGTGCGACTTCGATGTTTCTTTCTGCAGTTACACCTTCCGGCATAACCATGACTCGATTCGGATTGATGTTGAGCATCTCCACTAGCTCATCGATTTCCCCAAAGTCAGGAGTATCCTGCACAACGAACTTGAACCATGCGTGCGGCTTCTCTGCGAAGTCTTGAAGCACTTCGATTTTACGTCGCTTCGAAAGTAAATTCCCACTGTTCATAAGCTTGGGCGATACGTTGTATTGTGTTACCCAGCAATCGAATGCGGTAGGTGAGAAGAGTGTGCCAGCCGTTTCGATGTGAATCTGGTTACCCCATTGGCTCAGCTCCTGTATAATAGGAACTAGGTCACGAGCCTGCATTAGAGGCTCGCCACCAGAAATGACGATTGTGGTCGGATGCCTCTTAACATCCCATAGCTTGCGTAGGCGGTCAATAACCTCAGATGACATCATCACGTAGCGATTACTAGCCTTATCGTAAAGCCGTCCGCTTTCGGTTGCGCCTGCCTTGGATGCAGTGAACGCCCAGGTGTAAGCTGTATCACACCAGGAACATTCTAGGTTGCAATCCGCAACACGAATGAACATGCAGTGTCTACCTGCTGCGGATCCTTCACCTTGGATTGTTGGTCCGAAGATCTCGTTGATCCATACCATTAGTATACCTCGGAGTGATTATCCATGAAGCCTTCATCTTCTTCTTCTTCTTCTTCTTCTTCGGCAGTTGCCTTCTTCGCCTCATGAACGACAACCTGCCAGTACTCTTCGTCATCGTACACCGTTTGGTCAACGGGCACACTCATACCTGGCTTCTCCCAAACCCATCGCTTCTGGGCCTCGTCAATTGCTTCGAGACGCTCGACACACGTGCCACAACGTCCACAATGATTGTCGCCACCCTTATAGCAGCTCCACGTCATGAAGAGCGGAACGCCAAGCTCGAGCGCCCTGAAGGCAATATCAGCCTTCGACGATTCCATGAAAGGTGTCGTTAAAGGCTTCGCCATACGCGTCCAACCCTGCACAACGAGATCCACGTACTTAGGGTCCTCAGGATCGAACTCGATGTCGAAGTTATGGAAGCCCATGTTGCCCATGATGATGGCTTGCCCTGCAGCGAAGATGAACTCCGGACGACAATCAGGATAGACGAAGTGGTCTCCGGAATGTACTCCAACACCGATCGTCTTCGCCTGACGATTCACAGCGATGCCAGCAGCGATGGAGATCATAATCATGTTTCGATTTGGTACGACTGTAGCTGCCATAGTATCTTCAGCGTAGTGACCCTCAGGCACGTCGATAAGCTGGTTGAAATCGTTGTTGAACTCCTCACTTGGAGTCTCTGCACGTCCTGAGGTGAGTGCCGAGTTCGAGATGAGGTGTGTCAATCCCGATAGATCGACGGTGTCGTGCTTGAGATTCAACATCGCACAGGTCGATGCTGCAAACTTCAGTTCCTTCTTGTGACGCTGCCCGTAGTTGAACGAGACGCAGTCAACTTGGTAGCCCTGTTCGATAAGCTCGTACACCATCGTAGTGGAGTCGAGCCCGCCGCTAAGTACGGCTAGGGCTAAGGGCTTTTGGGTCATTGAACTTCAGCCTCCCAGCTGCTTCGTATACGAACGTTCTGTTCATCTTGGTCGCCAGGATAAGTCCTCGTTGTTCAAGCGTACCAAAGATGATGTCGGCTTGTCTAGCTTCTAGGTGGTACCATTGCATTAGTACCGACCTAGCAATTCCAGGGTGCTTTCGAATACTCTTGAAGACGCGCTGGAGTAGAATCTCGTTTGCGGAGCGCCCGATACCATTTACGATCTCGGTAGCATATGTTCTCCAGCCTTCGCCGTACATGATGGCTTGCAGTAGGTCTTCTATCTCGACGACCACGAGTTCCTCTTGTGGCCTTGTTGCTGCAATGAGTACGGCTACCTTCAAGATTGACTTGGCTAGTCGGTCATACACAGGTGTCATAATGTCCGGTTGATCACTATTAACACCTGAGTACAACAGAGTAGCTTCGAGCTGATTGTACCTTTGCCAAGCTTCAGGAGTTAGCTTGGCATCCCACCTTGCCTCGGAGATATCAACGACGTTACCCTTAACAATGACTTCATGGGTGACGATGTATCTATCCCTCAGCTCTTCCAGTTCCTCGATCAGTTCTTGTCGGCCCTCCAGGTTCTCCGGGGTGGGTGGACCTAAAGGTTGCAAGGTAGAGACATCTGACTCCGCAGTCAAGAACAAAAACCTCGGAACGAAACCAGAAGACACATGGTCCAGTGTCAGGAGTGATTGGACCCTTGTTTTGATCCCTCCTGCAAAAATTAGAAGACATGGTTCCCTAACCGTTACTGTTTCACGTTTTAGTACTCTTTTCATTGTCTTGCCGTCGTATAGTTTTGTAAGTGCTTCGGCCATACCAGCGTAGTAGTCTTTTCGGGTCATGGCCTCGATAAGCCCGGAAAACTCGTCGCGCAGGAACATCGATGGCTTGCCTGGTCGTATCTCTAATGACTGCATAAGACCTTCGAGGGACCCATCTGTGGCGAGCAGCACGTTGTCGTCCACTGCGTCCAGCATGTCCATCGCTATGTCCATAGCAGTCGATTTTCGTGTCAGAGTCGTGTCCGCTAGGAGCATGAACCACAGATTCGGCATGATAACGCCGAACGACGTCGGCAAGCGAATCGTTCCAGCCAACAAAGAGGACAGGATCATAAGCGCGCCGGCTTGGTGGTATGCTTTCGCCGCGTCCCCAAGGGTACTTGCCCATTGGATGTACCTTTCTACAAACGTTTCATAACCCTCCAACGACTTAAGTTCCTCGGACGTTATCAGCGGCGATTGCTTTTCCGTTTCAGGTACCAGAATGTTAAGCTTTTCAACCGTCGTGAGATACGCCCGACATACTTCGTCCCATAAAAGGCGTGGGTGCTTACCATCTCTTTTGTACTTGTTGCATGCAGCATCTGAGGCTACAATGAATACTTCCTCTCGAGACATTCCTGCCTCAAAGCAAAGCATTTGAAGTTGCCAAAGAGGTTTGCTCCAACCACCTTCCTCTTCTACATCACCAGGTACTTGACTATGAATGCTGAACACGATGGAATTGATCGACCTACGATACTTCTGCAGGATGTCATTTCCAGTATCTGTCGGAAGAACCTCAGGCATTGGATCGTGAGTAAGTGTGTTGATCCTCGACTCACGATACACGCTGAACTCTTCAAGCAGAACTTGATCGCGTGAGATTTTCGCAATTCGTACTTCATAGGGCAGGGGGTACTTTAGATTGAATGTTGCCGGTACACGAAGTAATTGGGTTAAGTCCCAACCGCCTTTGTCAGCTCCATCATTGACATGGTGGTATGCAATGTTCTTACTGATCTGTTCAGCGATTTCGGGGGCAACTGGCTTGTCAAACACCCACAGGGCGTGGAATCGGTTGTCCGACGTTTCTAAGCTTATGGATGGGGGAACGAGGAGCAGTGATGGATTGCATGTGTCAAGGTCTGCCCAAGCTGCCGTGCAAACTTTGATATTGTCTTTCGTTCTTGCGCTCTTTTGTCCAGGCGCACGTTGGTTAGTTTTGAGTATCTGCGGACAGAAGTACACATTGTTGCTGGAACGGTTTTGAGCTATGCTGTGAATCATTCGGGGGAGCTCATCAGGGTACATGAAGAACTCCTCCGTAAAGTTCTTTTTGCCACCTAGCATATTCATGTAGGCAAGACAAACGTACCCTTCTACGTCTGTTCCGAACAGCAGCTTGAAGAACATTTCCTGACGAAGGCGTTGTTCTTCCGGCGTAGCCGGTGCGGTCATTACTCACCGTCCTATTCAGTTAAGAAGGAACCAGTACACCTCAGTTGGTCGTCGGTCTACTCCCACCGACAGTAGCAGCGCTAAGGTGTACTGGTTCGTCTTCTACTGTAACTGAACCCTAACGAGGTTCTTTACAGTACATTATGACAACAGAGAAGATCGGGCTCCCGTAGTACTCTTGGCGGTAGCAGTACCACCCGACTCTTCCCACTTACTCTCCGGCCAAAAGCCCTTCGGCTCGAACTTCGGAGAGTAGGTCTTGCTGGGGTCCTTCTTGTCCTTGGTCTCGCCGACGTACAGTCCACCGATCATGAGGACCTTGCCAACGAACCATTCAGCCGAAGGAACCTTCATCCGTCCTGGACTAACCACCAGCCCGAATGCCTTCATCAGGTTCGAGATGGTGTACAGTGCTGGGTTGAAGAGCATTGCGTTCGTCCAGCACTTGCGGTTGACATACTGTCCAGCCTTGCGATCAGCTCCAACGGTGAACTCGATTGCATAGTACGCCTTGCCGGGGTTCTTGCTATCCGGCCCGCACTCCTTCAGGATGACATCAGTGATGGTCACCAGGTACTTACCTGTCGGGAGAGGCTCGATGTCCCTCGACTCAGACGCCGCTTCCTCGTCCGAGAAGTTGACATATAGGCCACCATCGTCATCCTGCTCGTACGCCGGCTCGTCGTATTCACTCACTTGCTAACTCCCATCGCTTTTGCGATCATTTCGTCGGTTACTTTCATGTCTGGTTTTGCAGGTGCTGCTTCAGGAGTGGGTGGAGTTTCTTTGGTTTCGATTGCCATTTTCTTTTGGCTGGCTAGTGCCGTTTGTCGGACGATGATGTCGTACAGCTGTTCCATGTCAGGATCGATAAGAACAGGAGGTAGTAGCCCCGACCTATCCTTTGCAACCGTTGACTCGGTAGCAGCTGACTGCAGGATACGGGCCTGCTTTGTCTCGCCGTCCTCGGTCACCTCCTTGATATTGTAGTACAGTACGATGTCCAAGAAGGCTGCAACCTCCTGGGCCATCTTCCCGCTCAATGACGGGAGCTTAATCGGACGGTTCATCCGGTCCTTGTCTTCTCGCTCCAACGCTGTGAAGATAACGTTCATCGGAAGATCTCGGAATGCGCGAACGAACCGTCGAATCTGTTCGAGATTCTTTCCCCACTCTCGAATGCTGGGGACGTCCATATCACGTTCGTCGCCCTTGCCTTCGATGAGCTGCAACATGATCTCGTTCATGTTAAACTTCTGGATCTCAGTTAGACTGTCGAGAATGACTGTGGCGAAACCGTGCCCTCCAGCGTAGAGGGCATCGTATACCATCTGCATCTCTTTCCAGGTGGTAATACGAACTCGCTCGACCCCTGGGAATTCCTTCCGCAGTGTGAGCACACCACCTTCAATGTCGATGTAGAGGATTCGACGCATCTCTGGAACAGCATAAGCTGAGCCGGCAAGTCGTGTTTTACCGACACCGGACTTCCCGTATACGAGTAGGTTAAAGTGCGGCGGTACATCTGCCACTCTCTCCAGCTTCAGACCTGCGATGGTTCTAGGTGTGAGTTCGGTCACTTTAGCAAGTTGACCTTCGATTATTCTCATGTTATCCTAACAGGCCGAAAGTGATAAAGACAGCGCCCCCACAAATAAGGACAAATGCAACTGCGTCAATGACTACCCAGCGATTCATCGTCCGCCCTTACTCTCCGTGCTCATCGGTTCGACTTCCCAGTACCGACGTTCACGCCTTTCAAAGTTCGAAAGGAACATGTATTCCACATCCTCGTCTCGATTCGTACCAAGGCAAGGTTGGCGATAAGCGCAAAACGTACATGCGAATCGTCCAGGAGAAGGGTAAACACGAAGGGCCGGATCGATGATGTCCATCGCTTCTTGCCAGATGTTATATCCTGCATGACCCAGTTCCGTCGGCGTACGAAAAACTTGTTTCCGACTGTAGAACCTTGGACCTTCTTCTTTGAGCCAAGCGAGGAAGTCATCGTACGCTCCACTAGCTAAACCTCCAGGATCTCCTTCACTGACGGTCTCGAGGTAGAGATCGTACGAAGTGTTCTGCATCTTGTTGACAGAGTACCAACACCCTTTGCGCTGCTGCTTATTGGGCTCAGGCTCTACTGGAAATGCCTTCTTGACTTCGTGGTGAATGAATCCGGCAACGTCGATGCCCAACACCCACAGAGCCCAACAGTAGGATGTGATCTGATCATCGAGCAAGATATACTCGTCGGGGCCATCGCCCTCTTCTTGTCCGGTCAACCTTGCTGCTGTCTTCCAATCGACGATCCAAAGCTTGCCGAGATCATCTTCCATCAGACAGTCGATGCGACCACCATAAGTAAGCGGCAGACCTTCCCAGACGCTGCGGCGGTAAATACTTTCCATAATGCGATCTTCGAGCCACTGTTGAGCAACGTCGCGGTCAAGAGACTCTTGCCACCTGTCGTGGTGAACAGCACCTTCTTTGGAGCCTCCCCAAAGCTTAAAACACTGGTCACACTTGCACCAGACAAGCTCGCCTTGAGGGTCACGAATAGGCACCTCGAACTCGATCTCGACTTTGATCGGTTTGAGGTGCCCATCTAGTTTGGGACTGACCTTGTTGCAGTGGTACCTAAGCATTCCTTCGCCAAGCTCTACGCGCTCTTTGAAGTCCTGATCAAGCTCTGGGTCAATTTGTCCGTTGTTCTGTTGTACGTAGTAGTTCTTCTGCTCAATGCACTTGTTCTTGAATGCGAGCAGAGCTAGTGTCTCGCGAGTCTCAGCGTCCTTACCCCATAGAAGTGGATCATATAACGTTTCCATCGCCATGTGAAAGGCTGAGCCGAACTCTAGCGGCTTCGGAGTCGTTTGGGGGTACCATCTGTCGACAAAAAGCCAGTGATGACGGCGTCGACATCCTCGGAAACTAAGTCGTTCGCTTGTGTGAATGGAGTGTGTAAGTTTCAATTCGATGTAGTCGTTTATGTTCAATTTTTAACCTCCCCTATACTATACTTAATTATACCCTTGAACACCCTGTTGACCTCAAGGGGTCTCAGAATCATCTATATCACTGTCTGTGATTCTGAGACGCCTTCAACTCAGCGGACCTTCCAGATCAATCCTCGCGAGATGTCACGTGCACAAACGTAGTTCACACCAGAGCCAACGTCGAGCTTTTCTTGGCTCTCACGAGTGCAAGGCTGGCCCTCGATTGCTCCCGGTGCAGGTGTGATGAGGTAAGTCTTGAGAGGACCTTCTGGCTTCTGCCCTTGCTCAGGACAAGCTGATGCACCACTCAATGTAGCGACAACAACCAAACCCAAACCGACAATGGTTTTCTTATTCAAGAGTTCATCCATTTCCTATTTCGGCCCTGTGGGGATGCTGCTAACCCAACCGGCATTCATACATTCGTCTGTCCGATTGCTTTCTTCTGATCAGGTCGAAGTGCATTGGAGGGTCGATGTCCCCAATGGAACTCAGGACATTTCTCCGCTAAAGTTTCAAGGTCAACCCACTTCTCACCTTTCCACTTTAGTTGAACTGAACAATACCTACACGTTCGAGGGTTTCCAGCTACCCGTTCGACCATACTTGGGCCCTCCCTCTACCACTCCGAGCCAGATGTTGCGCTCGCTTGCTGGGATGTCAATCGGGTCGAGGAGGTTACGAGCATGTTGCCACTGACCACGCTTTGGCTTACCACAGTCCTTATGAATCCACCATCCCCATTTCTGTCCTCGCACACTTGTCTTCGATGGAGGGCATTCACAGAACTGCGAAGGCTTCTTGAAGATGCCTCTCACCCTGATGGTCTGGGTTGGTTCTTCGTGAACGGTTTGCATCGTACTCGCAAACGCGTCGGCATCGTCATCGCTATCGAATTCCAACACGACATACTTCACTTGATTTCACCTCCGCATTTGTTACAACTGAAGGTGTCGGTAGGACCTTTACCTTTTCTAGAAGCGTCTATTGCTTCTTGTACTTCAGCCGAATTGTATACTACTGTGACAGTGTCAATGCGATGGAAGGGCCAGCTTATGTTACGAGTATTCAGGAAGACTCGAAGCCAGCCGTGCTCGAGACGCCAACCTTTGATCTCCTCGAAATTGAAACACAACATGGACGTTTCGAGGAACCTGATTTCGAGGTAACCATCTGGTACAACTTCTCCAGGGATGGTATTGCTTTCGATGCTCATTCGGTACGCTTGCCTCCCTTGACGATGATGATACCAAGAAACGTCGCTAGTAGTAGTATCCAGATTCCTAAAGCGAGGGCTGTAAGTTTGAGGAGTAGCTCCACTGTTAGGCTCCATTGATAGGTCCAAATGGTCCGATTGGTTCGTCGGCAGGTACTCGAACGAACCCCATATTGATGTTTATGCCTTCAAGAGCTAGGCCAGTTACAGCTCGAGCTAACACTTCAGCTACTCTTGCGACTTCATTCTCTGACGTGCAGATAGCTGTAGCGTTCACACAGATTCGGTCGTCATCATCACTCGGACCCAGCATCTTTCTCCTTCCAGGTTAGAGCTCCTGTACCAGGATGTACATATGCCGGATCGATTCTGCTGAAGAGGATCCACTCGTGATCTGGATCCTTCTTCAGATCCTCTTCGTCCCTAAGGCGATCAACTGTTGTGACCTCGCAAGGAATATCCTTACTTATCCCTTTGACGTACTTGGGGTGCAAATGAATGAGTGACTCTTCGGGGTACTTCTTATCTATGAGTCGATACATTGCTTCCTTGTGAATTGCATCGAGATCAGTTATGCCACTGCTATGGAAGTACTGGTGCATAAGGTCTCCTTATCATGTACAATTCAATCTCAAGCCTGTCAGCTGTTCGCCAAGTGAGAGGCTTGAGAGGGCCGACCGAGTCCTTGTACTGTAAGAACTTGCCATCTTGCTTGTATCCGCAAAGCGTAAAGCGATCATGACGAGATTCGATAAAGAAGGGCACAGCTCCATACGCTGTATATAACCCTCGCTTACAAAGTGCATGCCCCCTTACTAAGAGCGCAGGAAAGGGCAACGAGAGTACCCATGGAAGATCTCCGTAGGTAGTCTCGTTGCCCATCTCCAACACGATCTTGACCTCGTACTCTTCACCGAGGTCCATCTTTGTTATGAGTTTATACTCACCAATCAGGGTTCCGTTATTGAGCTTGGGGCCGTATCCTGTACTACTTCGATGCGTGCTCGTCCATGTTGGTGTGTAGGTCGTCATCGTTCTCCACTGTCTTGTCGCCTAGCAGTTGCTTGAGCCACGACCACTTGAGCTTGATCGTTTGCAAACGTCCACGATCAACTGTATCATCTGCGATGATGTCGATTACTTCGACTGCATTCGTCTGACCGATGCGGTGGCAACGATCCTCAGCCTGCCTATTCTTCGAAGGGTTCCACGTCCTGTCAAGGAATATAACTGTGGAGCTGGCCGTGAGTGTAATTCCCTCGCCACCAGCATGTATTGTCCCAGCGAAAACTCTGGCAGTCCCTCTTTGGAAACTATCCACCACACCACCCCGATCTGTCTGCGGAGTATCACCGGTGAGGAGAACGTGTGGAATCCTGGCGGCTTGTAGGCGAACTGAAAACAAATTGATAATTTGCTTCGACTCACTGAATACCACCACCTGCCTATTGGGGTTGTCCTCGATCTTCTGCATGACTGCATCAAGCTTGGATGATGGCTCCGACAGCTTGACACGTTGACGTTCTTCTACAATGCCTGTCTCGCGGTTCTTCCTCTTGAATGTCTCTAGCTCTGCATAGCCTAGAGCAAACTGCTTCAATCGAACTAGCTGTGCGACTACGATCGGAGCCGCGATTGGTTCGTGCTCGTGCTTACCTACCCAAGCCAACATGTTCGAACGCATTTGATCGTAAATGCGACGTTGCCTTGGCGCAAGCTGGACCTTGATCTCCGTATAGTACTTGTCGGGAAGGTCTCCAATGACGTCTTCTTTAAGCCTACGAAGGTAGTAGGGTTCTATTATCGACATGAGTTCATCGACGTGAGCTACTCCTACTACTGCTTGGTAGCCGTTCTTGTGATACCCTCCGCACATCTCCTGTTCGCCATCTGGCTTAATGGTAAAGGCCGTACAGGCTCCCTTGGTGTGTACTTGGATCTTGACGTAGTAGTTGTTGAACTTCCAAAAGCTTGACCAATACCTTGGGTACAACCAGTGCAAGATGGCCCATAGATCTTGTGGTGCATTGTCTGCTGGCGTGCCAGACAAGCCTGTCTTGTAACTGGTCTTGAGCTTCCACAATGCTTGTGTCTGTTGCGCCTTACGGTTCTTGGCGCGGTGAACCTCATCGGCGATGATGTGCCACCAATGAACGTCTCGTAGTTCATCTATCAGGCGAAGTGCTTCCCAATGGATGATGTAGTAATGGTAGTTGTCCTGAAGCTGTGCGATCAGGACGCCTCGACTTTTTGGGTTGATCACGGCTACCTTGGCTCCGGGCCAAATGGCTTTGATGTGATCAACCCACGACGACATAACTGTTGACGGTGTAACAATTAACGTCTTACAGTCTGTCTGTTTGTATCCGTCTAGTTGCTTTGTTCGTCTACGTAGGTCCAATGCAAGGGCTTCGAACGTCTTGCCGGTACCCATGTCATCCCCGCAAAGGACACTTGGAACGTATTCAAACTTATCAACCATGTCCTTTTGAAACGGGTATAACTTCATCACACTCTCCAGCCCTGCTTACGTGCTTTCTCCAAACGCTTTCCGGCTTCAGACCAGGCGATACGTACATTCCACGGCCAGGCCCGTTTGCCAATCAAGTGTAGGAGTCCACACGAATAGAAGTACTGGTTTATCCAACGCTTCATGTCTGCTCCGGCTTCTTGTCAGGGTTCCAGTTCAAGATTACGAACCCATCCCCTCTCAATGACTTCCGATAGCCTTGCATGTTGTACGAAGCCTGCTTCAAGAAGTCTTCCAGCTCATCTTCGTACAACACGTCACATGGGCACGGAGTCAGTTTGTCAAAAGGCAAACGTGTTACCATGTGCTGACCGAGTACGTACATCCTAGTGCTAACGAAGCGTGTGAGATGAACCAATCTGTACATGATCTGGTTATATGCTTCTTCGGTTCCAGCCTCAAGTTGACCACTCTCGTACATCCGAGTGATGTCACTATTGACATGATCGATTCCTTCTTCGATTACGTCTTCGAGAAAGCTACGAAGCCCGGGAGGACAATGGAACATATCCTGTGCTACCTTGCTAGTCTGTTCAGCTTCGTTGCCTGACATGAAGACTTCGGCCCAGCCAGCACTAAGGATGTTCATGTCAGATCGAGCAGACAATCCCATCTCACGGCGCGTTGCCATGCTACCCTCTTTCGTCCGGATACCACTCGTATAATAGCTCGTCAAGGTCAACGTAATCCTAAGCTAGCAAAGCTATAGACTAGTAGAAAAGACCTAAGAGACGAGCTATTAGACCAAAGGAATCTGGTGTTTAGAATACTTTACCTAGCTGTTTGTCTAACTAAGGTCTCTTAGCGTGAGACCTCAGCGCCACCTTCAAGCTCCAGACGCAATTGACGTTCGAGCGCGTCGTTGACTTCCCTCGTACGATCAGGCACAACCGGGAACTCTTTGATCCTCTTCACCTGTGGCGGCGGAATCGACCCATCAGGGTTGACCTGGACGAGTCGACATACTTCATTGTACCACTTGCATCGTGTGTTCATGCACATGAAGTGGTGAAGTTGTGCTCCAATAGTCACCTCACGTCGAGCTCCGTTAGGAGATCGCGATGCGATTGGTGTCTTCTTGAGGAGCTCCCCGACCTCGTTGCACTTCGGGCAGCGGCTAGCTTCCTCCAGTGTCGTCTGTACTGATTCAGACATTGAACTTTGTCCACTCCTTTAGTGCGTTGAGTTGGTCTTGCTGCTTCATGATTACGTTCTCGAGTTCCCTCATTCGGGTCGTCAAGTCCTTAACCATTTGCTCCGTACGTGTCTGCTTGTTGCCATGCCGAGGGTTCTTGAACTCGGCTGCCTTCCAAGTTTCAAGTTCTGGAGGCTTCCATAGTACCCACTTGCTCGTTCCATTACCTCCTCCACGACGGGTCTGTTCGATACAACCCATCTGGACAAGCATGTTCTTGATCGTGGTGTAATACGGAACACTAAGACGAAGACCCTTGAATAAGTTCGTCAAGTGACCTTCGTACGTTGGTAGGTTGTTCTCAGGATCCAACTTTGCTGTCTCGAGCATGGTGTTGTAAACTAGCTTCGCATGCTCGAACATGGCCGGGATAACTGTTAGGTCACCCGGTAATGGGTCAGTTGGCTCTGCTGTCCGTGCATCAATTGGCACTACTGTCCCCCTAAACGCTCTCGCATCTGCCTCAGTAGTGCAATGCGCTCTTGTTGTGTGCTCACTACCTCCATGAACCCTTCGATGGTATCAGGAGTTTGATCTTGGTCAATCACCGTGTCGAGGACTTCTTCCTCGATGGTGATACTCTGCTCGAGGATCTCGTCGAGTAGTTCTGCATCTTCTTCACTAAGACGGAGCTGATCTTTCAACATTTTTACCTCCATCCTTTATTATACTATAGGATACCGTGTTGACTACAAGGGAACGAATTGATGACCCTTGGCAACCGGTACATGTTGATCAGATACCCACAGGGCGGGATCAGGTTAGTGGCGCATGATCGTTTAAGACGCAGAAAGAAAGGGGCCGACCTTGTTCAGCTGCTTGCCGAACTCAGCCGACCCCTTTCATGTGGTGCCGCGCCATCACCCGCGCACCTTTCACCCTCCAGTAAAGCTTGTTACGTGGGAATGGAGGATTCGAACCTCCTGGACATCTGACTCGACGCGACCCGTCGGCCTTCTCGCCTGATGCTTTACCGTGCCCTACGTGAGCTTCCCTGTCGTGCTAGTACGAAGGCGTCATGCTTTCGATCTCGTCGAACGTGACCGGGTTGCTACCTGCAACGAGCCAGGCAACGAACTCGTCCCACGTGAACTTCGCACCACGTGGGCCCGTTGTGTACCAGTACTTATCCACCTTGATGGCTGCGTACAAGTATCCATCGGGAGCGCCAACTGCGAAACGCTTCGTGAAGCGAAGAACGTCTCCGTTGGTGAATGGATCGTTTCCGTACGCTTCGATGAAGGTCATCTTCTTGGCGACCTCTTTGTCGATCGTCGCCTGCCGAACTTTGTCCATCACGACGGTATCGACTTCGGTACCGATGTCCATCTGGTCGGTATATACTCCCACTTTTTCACCCTTATCGTTTTTGGAGGTAGGCCACGGCCTGCTAAAGGAGGCAACAATCGAATCCCTAAGGGCATCGATCTCGTGGCTAATGGCCTTGAAGTCGTTTGTATTGTAAAGCCCGTACCCGTCGGACTTCCAGGTCGAGATCAACCTACCAGACGGGCTCCACACAAACTGACGTTGCCATGAAGGCTCTGTGTATTCCATATTACTCCTTGGAGGTTCGGCCCTGACGCTTCAACGCTTCTCAGTCTCCCACCGACCCTTTTAGGGGTCCTAGCTGGATGCGAAGATCAAGTTCCAGCGTGGTATTCTGTCGACTCCACTCCACGTCAGGGCCTTACCATTTCAAATGTGAGGCCGTCCTAACCTGGCTTGGTCTCCTCACTTCGTCCATCTCCCTAGCTCACTTCGTACGCCGCGGGAGGCAGCTGCTTTGTAATGGACCCGCTAGCCAGGTATGGTCGTATACCCAATGCTAACGTAGCAGAGTCCGAGGTGGGAATCGAACCCACCTATCCCAATCTCAAAAGGGCGTAGTCACCAGACTACTTCTCGGCATGGTATTCTCCTTGATGAGTGGAGTTATATTTACGCACAGCCAAGCTTCCGGTTCCTTCAGTCTTTGGGAGGCTGATACGGTAATGGAATAGCTTGGCTGTGCTCGTAGATCCGGCCCAATTCGATTGGACGCCCTCACGGCTGGTTTCGGATCCTACCTTACTATGTACTACTCAGCTTCAACAGCCGGGGTCTCATCGGCCGGAGCCTCAGCGGCAGGCGCTGCAGCCTTCTTGGCTGCCTTCGCAGCACGCTCTTCCTTGGACGCCGCGACACGGCCGTTCTTTGCGTCCCACCACGCCAGACCCTCTTCGGGCTTGACGTACCACGCGTACCCGTCGAGCTCGTGCACGGGGAACGGGTTGCGAGCGCTTTCACCGGAGTTGTTCTTGATGTACGAGTACACCACCTGCGGCGGAACGGTCTTGCCGAGGTGCGCCGAGAGGACCTTCGCGAACTCAACGGGCTTCACGAAGCCTTCAGGCGCCTTCGTCCGAGGAGTACCAGTGGCCTTCGCAGGCTTGGCTTCGGCAACGGTCTCGCTGGGGGCGTCATCGGTGTCATCCGGAACGTCCACATCGAGGTTGTCGTCGTCGTTGACCTCAACATCAAGGTCAGCCTCTTCCGACTTGGTCTCGGTGTCGTCGAAGTTTGGAGTTGTCATGGTGTTGCCTTTCTACGTTGTTTTGTATTGCCTTCTATGTTTATTATACAGGTTGAGCTAGTTGGACTGCAAGAGGGATCTTGAAATGTTTTTGGGGCTATTTCAAGGTCCTACTCCGCGTGCCTAGTAGGAATCGAACCTACAGCTGTCTCCCAGACCAGCTTGTAACCATACAGGCAACACCTTGCTACTGACCAGGCTGCTCGGCAACCCCGAAGCCCGGCAGGCTGTCGGCGGGCGGCTTGGTCAGTGGTCCTTCATCCCTGTAGCGGGCGTCAGGACGATTTCTGAATTCCATGCCACCTGGCGGCAGTCCTGGAATCTCTGAGGTCTCGTCGGGCACGATGGTGAACACGACGACGTTCTCTTCTGCATCGTACTCTACTCGTTCAAGCGTGGCATCCCCTCCACCAACCAACTCGACGACGATTTCAACGTCGCCATTCTGGTCGAAGAGTGCCTGACATTCCTGCAAGTGTGTCTTCAACGTAGTCATGCTTGAAGGCTCCTTGCAATGTCACTGAGGGCGAACCTTGCAGCTCCATCGCTATTGTCTTCGTCGATCACGTCGACATTGCGTTGCTGCGAGCCTTCGCACTCCCCAGACTGGACAGCCATCTGAATAGCTTCCCAGACGACTTTAGGGTCAGTGTCCCTCTCAGCTTCGACAGCCTGTTCGATCGTCATCTTTCCGTAGTGGTGCTCGTTGTACGGGACGTTCGTGACGACCGTTACTGTACTTGTAATGCGGAGTGTCTTCACATGTCCTCCTGATGAATGGAGTGTTGCGTGACCGAAGTAGGAGTCGAACCTACTCTTTCATAAGGCTGTTTCCGATGCAGGGTGGGAAAACAATCTGACCTTATGATGCTCTACCGATAAGCTATTCGGTCTTGGTGACAGGACGCAGGACCCCTGGGAAGGGAAAAGAGTTCATACCTTCAGCACAGCGTCCTGTCACGTGCAGTGGTCTTTGACAGACCCCTTTACTATCTAATGGGCCGCATGATAGCCTCCCATCTTTGTCAGTCTTGGCAGATCGACAAGGAAATGTACCGACCATTCTCAATGGCTCTTCACCGGCATTTCCTTGCTGTTCTACTTCAATTATACGCTGGGTATATAGCTGGACTACAAGGTGTCTCTTAAAGAAAGTCGTGGTTCCTAGCTTCATGTGGCGGCCTATCAACCTTTGTCAAGCGGCCAAGATCCTCTAAATCCTTACTGAGCTGGTTAAGCTTACGTTGCACCCACTTCTGAAGGAGTAAGATTACGTACGAGTAGAGTACGCCGCCAGTAAAACCGATGCAGAGCGTAACGAGATCGTTACCATCGAACCGCATTGTACTCCCCTAAGAATAGACCTTGTTCCACGTCTTGATTTCCCAGCCTATCCAGATCGGTGCGGCTAGTCCACATGTCAAGACACTGGCAAGGAGAAGTGCAGCACGCATCTTCGCCTTCGGATGAAACGCGACGTACGTTACGTCTTTCGGCATGGTATTTCCTTTCCGTGGAGACGGTAGGAATCGAACCTACAACAGTTTACAACCAGATCTCTCCGGTGACCACTCGCTCTACCATTGAGCTACATCTCCATGGTACCTATGTAGTTAGGATTCGCTACTAAGCTATCTCCTCTATAATGCGCCAATTATTCAAAGCGGCCCTGTGGGATTCCTTACGCCTTCGCTGGCATTGACATACACGAATCAATCGTGTTCCATATATCGAGTACCAGTCCTACTGTCCATCCAGCTTGTGCATGGCTTCGCTTCGAACGATCGAATGTCCGAAGGTACCGACGCCACTTATCCGGCCAGCTCAACTTGCTCGCCTGTACGGGCTGGATGATGTTGCTACTGCGATGCATTTGTACTCCTTTGACTAGTCTTCCTTAATTATACCGTGACAACTAAGTCTGACTACACGGGGTCCAAGTTTACACTCGGGCCCCCTGTGCTCAAACCTGTCGCTGCATTGGTACGGAAGCCATTCGTCCTTGCATCATGATTGCCATCTGTACGTTCAGGAGCGTTATCGTCTGGTAGGTTGTCCTCTGCTGGCAACGAATCTTGTACTCAAATCCTGCTTCTGTCCTTGCGTCGCCTAGCAGTTGCGATTGCGCCTTGACAGACCCTCCTGCTGACCTGAGCGCATTCGCTTCCAGCGCGCTTACTTTCTTCTGGACTTCCATGTACAGCCCGTAGTTGCGAATTGCTTCCTCTTGATACCAAGTTAGGTCGTACATGTTTCTCCTGTCCTTCGTATCCATAACCGCCGATGCCCCCGTGCATCGACGATTAAAGCTACGCGGAGAAGGTCAATTTCTCACCAGCATCGACGAAGCCGTGGTTAACGGCACGACGCTGATGCTTCTTCGACTTGAACTCAGCCACTTCGGATGCTTGTACCAGTCGAGCGCTGTGGGGGACAGCATTCAACTTACCCTTGGTGATACACTTCTTACCCTTTTGCTGTCCGCAGTACGGGCATCCTACTTCGAGTGCCTTCGACTGGCGGCTGCTCAGCACAGGATTCACTGATAGCTCCTTCGATCATGACAACACCGGTGGGGGTTTTGTGTACTCGAACGACATCAAGCTGCGTGCCGCCCCTATAAACTAGATCTGGTCGGTCGGTAAGGACAATTCGGATCTCAAGATCCTCTTCGCCCAAGAAGCAGTTGTGCAACCGGCGAAGTGCTTCGGCGTATTTCACCATACCTCCTTCCATGACCGACGACGAACTTGCATTCGCCGACGATCAAAGTAGGAAGTCTACTTACCTTCAAACCATTCTCTGATGTCGAGCCTGATCTCGCCTCGCTTGGTGTGAACCACAGTGATGCGAAGCTCGCCTTCCTTGTATGGTGTCGCAGCGAAGACCTTACGGCCGAAGTTGTCCTTCTCTTCGGCCCAACCTTCGTATTCGAGCATAGCATCGAGGACGGCATCCTTGTCGTCGTCTGCGTTCTCGTCCGAATACTCGGCCTCGATCTCGATCAGACGTCCTTGCATCCATGCAAGGTACTTCTCGTTCAGCTCGAGGTGAGCACCCTTAGCAGGAAACATCGACGCCTCCATCAACGATCATCTCGGCCAAGTTGAGGTCAAGCTGGTCTTGCGATACACCCATAACCTTACGAGCGAAGTTGATCGACCACAATACCTGCTTGATCCGACGCTCTTTCTCGAGCGTCGGATTTATGCCGTTCACCAAGGCGCCTGTACTATCTGGCTGCCATCCCTCAGGTACCTTCCTCGTGAGGTCGGTTTCCCTTCCAGCGAAGTATGCATCGCCCTTGGCGCCTTCAGTTTCACGCCGATTGGATAGCTCGATCGCTAGGTCCCTACGAGCCTTATGCGAAAGCGAAGGGGGTACTTCATGCCCCTTTGCATTCACACACCGTTCTCCTCGCTCAGAGCCACAACGCTTGCAGGCTACGTCGGTGTATTCCACCATCTGATTCACTTCACCCTCCTGTTCAACCGGGTCCCTGTCTCCTAATTCCCACAGGGGCATTCCGGTCGAAAGAGTGGCCGCTACTTTGAAGCTGCGCCACTCTCCTCTTGCTAGATCCACTCAAGGATCCTCTTACGACACTCCATACATAGGTACCGAACCGCATCGTACAGCTCGACCCTGCGTATCCCACTAGTATATTCACAGTGGTCACACACACTACCTGCAGGTCGCTCCTTGAGGTATTTGCCAGCCCTGCTGCCTCTACCCCACTTCATCGGGTCCTTCTACCTGGTACAGAACGTCGCCTTGGTATGGACTAGCGGCATCCGTATTGAAGTACGCCGTCTCTTCGTCCGTGATGACAACCAAATCAAAGTCTGGATGCAGCATGATCTCGATCTTCACTACGTCGCCTTCGAAGTTGGTATCCATGCCTGCTACGTTCTGCAGGTACTCCACCAACGACATCGCCTCACGCTTAAGCATTCCCATGTCGTACTCCTTCAGAGTGATGGACTCATCGGGACCGTCATGAACGGTCGACGCCTCCCGGCGTTTCGTCCTTTACTGTTCTTGGCCTCCATCCACAAGCAACTCGACGTCGACCTTAGGGTCGTAGGCGCAACCTTCGCACTCCCATGCGTAAGCGTCGTCGATCCTTCTTTGACGTGCCAACAGGTTCTCCAACTTGGGGAGATCTGAGGGCTGCCAAACCACGTACACGTATTTCATTGTTCCTCCTCTATATGGCCCGATCAGCGATGGACTGACCGTTTGGTACCATAATTAGGATTGTGGCGATCATCGGTGCCTTCGAGGCTACAGTCATATTTCAACTGCCGCTGACCGTTGGGGTACTAACTAGTCGACCGTTTGGGTACGACCATCCCCAAAGAAGATGATTTGACCGATCTGGAGGTAACTCTCTCCTTGATGGTTGCCTCTGGTTGCTGCGTCCCAGTGGCAAATCGCGGGCCCTTGACCTTCAGGCCCACAGGGCGGAGAAAAGCAAAACAGGAGTGCGAAGAGCAGCATCACCGCAGGTTCCGCCGATCCAGCTTGGCCAGGTTTTGACTTCCATTACGTTGCTGCGGGAAGTCTCGGCTGTTGTCGAAATCGCATGGATGGATTCTGTAATACTGCGCCGCCAGGCGGAGCACTTCATCCCTACGACGATCGATCGCTCTGGACAATGCGTCACTGTGTGGCATTTTGAGTCGCCGTACATCCTCCGGCGCAACAATTACTGCGATGAGGGCAGCAACGCCATCCGGGTGTAGCTTTTGCATTTTTGTGGCTCCTTGTGATGGAAGGAGTGGGCTTAAACAACCCCCGCGGTTGTTTAAGAGTAGCGCCTTAGGTAAAAGGCGGCTAATGGTAACCGCCCCTCACCTCACGTCTTTAGAACTTCATCGTCCAATCCTCTTGCTCTTGTCCGGTCTTGTCACTATAGACTGCCTTGATGAAGTCCAATCCTTTGTGACGATCTCCAGGACTCTTGGCGATGATCTGCTGATTCAGAGTACCTTGTCTACTTATCGGCCTCTTACCCAGCTTCTTGCCTTTGTTGATCGTAGGCTGCATCATCGATGCCAAAGCACGTTCCTCAGCCCACGTCTCGCTGTCGAGTCGATACCCACGTAGCTCAGCTTCTCGCCGAGCCATAATGTACTCGAGTACCTCTCCATATTCGAGGTTTGCCACTTAGTTTACCCTCCTGTTGCTTCGGAGCTCTGATGGCTGTTTCCCATTTTTGTCAAGTGGCTTTGTTTTTCTTGCTACACTAATTATATAGGTAGCTCTCTCTGGAACACAAGTGGTTATAAGGGGGCTTTTTTAAATTCCTCTGTGCCTTACTTAGTCCCACCAATGTAGTCCAGGCTCATCGCACCCTAAGGTACGACACCTTGCTTCCTTGGTTTCAAATGTCATGAACATCACTTCTGGACCGCTGTTGTATAGCAGGAACAGATGCCGCATCTTAGCGTGTCTGCGCAGCTCTACGATAAAAGAGGCCATCTCACCTATACTGTCGTATTTAATCTTATGTGCACGACCGTTAAGCCAATTATCCCACTGCATACGCATGTATCCGATTGGGGGCTCCACTACTCTTTGACCTCCTCCCAACCGTAAAAGGGCTTCTTAACCTTCTTCGCATTGTTCCGACGCTCGTACTTTCGTTCTTCAGGCGTACGATCATCTAGGATGAAATGGAATTGGATATCACTGCCAACAGCATTCGTTACTACCTTTACACCATCTACCCATGCACGTTGGTGCAACGCAGCACGTAACTGGTAGAGGTTTACCTCGTAGTCTCTGGGGCAGACGAGGTGCTCTTCTCCATCCATCCATTCGTTCCAGGGGTACTTTTCTTTAGGCACCGTACTTAGCTGCCTCACGCAGAGCCTTTGAACGGTAAAAGCAGAACTCAACGTTACCATCACCAAGTACCTCGGAGCTCACGAATAGTTCCTTGCGGCGAGCGTAGTTGTGTAACCTATTCATGAATTCAATAGCAGGGATGTCGAAGTCTTCACCGCGTTCTGCAACGTGGAGTTTGCCATCGATCCATGCGTCCCAATTGTACTTGGCTGGAGCACCTGGTTTTTTATGCGGCTTAAGGGTTGGTTGACTGGTTGGTTGGTTGGTTTCCTGGTTGATTGATTGATTGGTTGATTGATTGGTTGGTTGGTCGTTTTGTTCTAGGCCGGATTGGGCCATCAAGTTCTCAAACTCGTCATCGTCGTATATCTTAGCCACAATTCCTCCATGGGTTAGTTGGTTGATCTCCCTTAATTATATAGGAGAACGACCAACCGACTTCAAGGGGGCTATTTAGACCGATATGAGATGCGGAAAAACATTCCATAAAGGTCTAAATCCTCCTAGCGCTAGGTCTAAATGTCGCAGGAAGGTTGCGATCCGGACACTGGGTTGGTTGATGGATCTCCCGCTTGTATGTATATTACTAATAGAATATTGGTTTATAGTAATATATAGTAAAGAAAAGTATACGAACGGAGAGGAACATGTAATTCGACCCGAGAGAAAACAGTGAGGGTTAGTTGAACCAAGAGAGCTAATTGCGTTTGATCTATCGTTTAAATCCTAAACGATCAACCCATGCTGGTTTTAGCCCCGGGTTAGGACCCCCTGCGCCGCCCTAGCACTCCCTGCGACGTCCTCATGCCACGCCTCCCCCGACCCTTCGCCCCACGGCCCGACTGCCCGTGTGGATTTTGTGAAGTCAGACCCAGGGGGTACGGACCTATTGTGCGGAATGCCCGAGATCGCACGAGAAGCGTAATTTGATATGGACCTGTATAGTCCCCCCGCGAGACTATAGGCTCAAGATCCCGAGCGACCAAGATCCTCTTCAAGGCAGGGTCCGGTCTGGGACCCGGTACAACCGGCACTAGATACTGAGTATCCCAAGAAAGACTACCTTCTTAGGGTGGCCTTCCTGGATCACGAGTACGTTCTGAGAGGACCCTACGTTTCCTTACTTACTGGTTCGTTCGGGTACTACTCTGTAACACTCGCAAGATCGAGTTCCAGCTGGTCCGGGTTAGTAACCGACCCAACCTCGATCTTGTTCCTGTCAATGTACCGTACGAGGAACGTTACAACTTCCTCGTTCGTTACGGTCCTGAGGGTCTCTCCGAAGATCTTCTCACCCTTCACGATGAGACCGTTCCGGAGGTAATTGTACATCATCTGCGGACGGATAGGCTCCCTGCCTGCGTCCTGGAGGATCCGGTTCACTACCTTGTGGATAGCGTACCCGGTGTAAGCGTCCTCTGTGACATACGCCTGAATATCCATGATCTTGACCTTCCGTTAGGTGTGTATGCGTACCTTCCGTAGGGTCCCCTTAGGACGTACTCGTGATCTTTTCCGATATGGGGCTGTAGCGATATATAAGTGTCGATTGCCCGACATTTTGCTCTGTAGCGGCATATCCGTATCCTTATACGGAGATGGGGGTATATATCATCATCAGCCATGACATATCCGACCATGTCGGTCTATGTCCGTCAATATCGGGCTATACTAGAGGATATCCGGCAAAACCTTACTTTGTCGTACTAAATCTGCTTATGTACCGCTTTACCACAGAATATCGCGTAAGGCCATGCGTTAAGCCGGTTTTTCCTGGTATATCCGCCTTCTTCCCGCATTACCCGTAGATACGGTGCTTTATCCGTAGGTACTACGAAAATCTCGGCTATAGTCCGCTTTACCATGGTATATCCCCTTATGTCGTGATTGGTCCGGATATCCTCTGGTATAGCCCGATATATCGGAGCTTGTCCCTATTTAGTTGTCAATATACGGATAAGTACGGATTTCCCCAGCTTTATCGGCTAATGTCCGGATATGTCCGGATTTGGCCGGCTGTTTCTGTACTTATAACTATATTATACCATAATTTTCAAGATCTTTACCGGTCCGTGGAACTAAGACGCAGCGAAGTTAAATTTGGAATGGATGACATTGAATAATAGACTCTAAAGAGACAAACAAGGCTCCCTCTATAGCTAAACCGGAGATTCATTTAGTCTAAGTAGAGATCTAACAAGTCTATTTAGAGTCTATAATGATTCTTAAGCTAAGTTGTGAGAGACAGGAGGCTCGGATATAGCGGAATACTGAGATATAATGAATTGTTGGCCTTTTTACTACGGAGATGCTATAATCAAGGTGAAGCACCAGAGATGGGGGAAAGATGAACCGCATTGATCGTAATTCGCAGGAGTGGTGCTCTGACGAGGCTCTCGCTGCGATTCAGACCGAGAAGATTGTCCGGCCGGAGCTGACGCACGAGGAGCTCGCTCGTGAGATCCTAATGACTGCTGCTCCCATGGCTGCGCAGTCTGTTGCCTGGCTTTCGGCCCATGCGCTGGCGGAGCAAGTTCGGCTTGCGGCCTCGCGCTATATCATCGATGGTGTAGTGGGTGGCGGCTTTAAGTCAACGTCAGGTGGCGCTGATGACCTGCTGATGGCGCTTGTGAAGCAGCTCGCAGATAACGATGTGGAGCCGATGCAAGGACGGTAAGGTTCGGCCTGTGGGATTGCTAAAGACATGGGCCGCCGAAGGCGACGGGAGTTGAGATGCTACAGACTGCGAATATCGGTGATACAGTACAGTACCGCAATGCCAAGGGTGAGACTGCCAACATACTGGTGACTGGGACGCAGGCTGCTACCGGTGCTGCTCCGTCCGCCCCCGTGGTCGGTAACTCGGGCGCTGGAGGCACGCTGACGGCTGCGACGTACTCGTACCGGATTAGCGCTGTGAAGGGTGGTGCAGAATCGCTGGCAAGCACAGCTGGGACCACGGTAGTCGGCGGTGGTACGACGAATATCTGTACCATTACACTGCCGGGAGCGGCTGGAACACAGTACGCAGTGTATGGCCGAGTTGGAGGGTCCGAGCTGTTCATCGGGCTATCCGCGCTTGGCGCTACCTCGTTTGTAGATACAGGCGCAGTAACGCCAGCTGGAGCCTTGCCGACCTCGGACAACCGAATTGCCGGCACCTCGTTCCACACGAATCAGGTGCTCGGGCAGCCGGGTTCGGCGGCTGGGCCGTTGATTAAGGCTACGGGCATGAAGCAGACTAACCGCTACTTCAAGAGGACCTGAGCCCAATGGATAAAAGCGACGAGCGAGTCAAGGCAGACCTGCGCAAGAAGAAGCGGCCAATGCGCTTTGAGGATGCGCCGGCTGTGACAGTTCGACAGAAGGCAGCCAAAAAGGCGACGACGAAGGTAGCTAGGAAGACTATCGATCCTCCTGCGGCTACGAAGAGGCAGCGTACCCAAACTGCTGCCATAGCAACACGTCGGGGGTACTAGATGGCCTGGCTGCGTAAGATAAACCGACACGTGCAGGTGTTTGTGCCGAAGACCGTGAATGGCAACGCAGCCTACCAGAAGGTACTACCTGGTACGATTACGGCACTTGGAGCCGGCGAGTTAATTACTGTTCGTATAGGACGCTTTGATACCATTCCTGGTGGAGCTAAGGACTATATCACCTATACAAACATAGACCGGCGTACGGATGTGAACGAAAACCTTGTCGCGGTGAAGTACATTCCTGCATAAGGAGTGGAGGTGTTTGCAATGAGTGTTGATCGGTTACTTTGGATCTTTGCGTTCCTGTGCTTTGCGCTTTCGTTCCTGCGTACCTTGTTCGGGACGTCCAGTTGGGGCCGAGTCGAGCTGATTAGCCTTGGACTTGCACTGGCGTCCCTGACGTTTATCATCTGAAAGCTTTGCCTTCTATTATATAAGGGGAGGGTGGTACAGAAATGTTAGACAAGTACGCAAAAGCGATTATCGGCGCACTGGTAGCTGCGGCCGGTACATGGGGAACTGCTATTGCAGATGGTGGTATCACTGCAACTGAGTGGTCCGCCATTGTTGTGACGGCGCTGTTGTCTCTCGGCGTAATCTGGGGAGTACCGAATACTGGTACGACCTCCTCTACATCCACGCTGGAGATCACCAGTAAGCACTCCGAGCCCGAGGAGACAATGCCTCCACTGCCAGCTGCAGAGAGCTTTGGACGATTCCGGGATCGTACGTAATCTCATGCTATCCAAGCAGAAGTACTTCGACCTAGTGGGGTATGTACCACACCCCAAGCAGAAGCTCTTCCATGACTCCCCGAGTCGCTTCCGTGTTCCTTGTTGCGGGCGGCGATTCGGGAAGTCGCACATGGCGGGCCGAGACTGTGGGGCGGAGTTGTTTTTGCCAAAATCCCGATTCTGGATCGTCGGACCTACGTACGACCTGGCCGAAAAAGAGTTTCGGGTCATCTGGGACGACTTGATTATCGGTCAGAAGCTAGGGTTGGATAAGCGTGTTAAGAAGGCGTACTCCAAGCGCGGCGGCGAGATGTGGATCGAGTTCCCGTGGCAGACAAGGATTGAGTGCCGCTCAGCAGACCATCCTGAAAACCTTGTTGGCGAGAAGCTCAACGGGGCTATCATGTCGGAAGCTGCCAAGCACCGCAAGGATACGTGGGAGCGATTTATTCGACCGGCGCTTGCGGATGCAAAGGGATGGGCTACTTTTCCTACTACTCCTGAGGGCTTCAATTGGTTGTACGACCTTTGGGCGCTTGGGCGTAGTCCGGATCCGGTGTTCAAGGACTACGCGTCGTGGCAGTTCCCGAGCTGGGACAATCCATATGTCTACCCCGGAGGCATTGACGACCCGGAAGTAGCACTGATTAAGGCGACGGTACTACCTGCGTTCTTCGATCAGGAGATCGCAGCTATGTTCAATGCCTTCGTCGGTAAGATCTATGAAGAGTTTCAAGAGACTATACACGTTAGACAGCACGTGTACAATCCAGCTTGGCCTAACTACATGGCGTTCGACTGGGGCTTTACGAACCCGCTTGCGTGTATCGAGTTCCAGGTCGACCCTTGGGGGAGAGTGTACATATGGCGGGAGCACTACAAGGCCGGTATGATGCTCTCCCAGCACATTCGCGAGATCAAGGCGAGGCCGAATCCTGCTGGTTGGAAGATCGACCTTGCCTTTGGGGACGCAGCGAGCCCAGAATCAGTACTGGAAGTTTCCACCACGCTTGCGCCTTGCTATGCGGATCCTCGATCCAAGTCAGGCACGGCGAAGGTTAGTAACGAGTACCAAGGTCGTCACAGCTCCCAATCCGGATGGCGTGAAGGTGTAGAGCTCGTTAAGGGCTTCCTCCAGACGAGGGAAGTAGGAATTCTCGATGAATACGGAACCCCTATCCTTGAGCCGTGGCTGTTCGTCGACCATAGCTGTAGGAATACCATTCGAGAGTTCAACAACTACCGGGCACCCGACATGGGTAAGCAACTCCGAAACGTCCGTGAAGACGCAAGGCAGCACGACAACCATGCGCTTGACGCGATCCGGTATGCTTTTATGCACATCTTCAAGCTCGGTGCAACAGCAAAGCTGAGCGAAATCTATAACCTGGAAGACCTTGTAAGAGCTAGCGATTCTGTCTTCGACAGTAGCGCCTCCTCGTTCTTCCAGTCGGAACTCCTTGGCCGGTTCTGACCTTAGTGATTACACGGATCTTGCGATTAATGTTGATTCAGCGCGTTTGAATTAACGTTTTAGAGGAACTCCAGGAGGTGAGTAGTGACAACCAAGCACGACATTACCGTACCTCAGGGCGCTAACTTCCAGTTGTCTATCGCGGCGTTCAACAAAGACAGGACAGTTAAGAGTCTTGTCGGATACCTGGGTAGATTCCAGGTTAGAGCAACGCCACCATCTGCAGTTGTCTTGATGTCAGGCACGACAGAAGATGGTAGGATTAGCATTAACGGTCCAGGTGGTATTGTCACGATCAATGTCGGTGCTGACATCACTGCTCCTATGGTCTGGACAGATGGATACTGGGATATTGAAGTATACACAGGCCCGACAAATGTAATTAGGCTCGCTCAAGGATTCGCTTCACTCAGTCCGGAGGTAACACGACCATGACCAATGCTTTGTTCGAACTGGCCCGAGAGAAGTTCCTTGGAGGCTCCCTGGACTGGGACGGCCAAACCTTCTCTGCTGTGCTGATGGATGTCACACCTACTACTTCAGATGCAGGTATTCGACAGATTACCTCGAGCACCAACGCTACGCCAATCGTCGTAACTACTGCAGTTGCGCACGGCTTCACTACAGGCGATGTTGTTTACGTCGATGGTATTGCCACAGGAACATCAGGTAACGGCCTGTGGGTGATTGCAGCTGCCTCGGGTTCCGTGTTTAGCCTGACTGACCCCGTCACAGGAGCTAACGCTGTCGGTAACGGTGTCGGAGCTGGTGGCTACTGCATCAACCTCGGACGTTCAACTTCAGCTGACTTCTGGGATGACTTCGATGCCTCTCTCGTAGGAGCTGCTGCAGGCAAGGTCAACCTGGCAGGCAATACGATCGTTGGTGGCGTGGCAGATGCTAACGACACGACGTTCACGGCGATCACGGGCAACCAGGTAGAAGTGATCGGGATTATCCGAGACACTACCGTAGCTGCCACGTCTGAGATGGTAGCAATCATCACAGGCAAGCAGATCGTTGTGGCGAACACAAACCTGGCGGCTGGTACAACTCTTCTGGTGGAGCCTCTGAAGTATGGAATTCCTAACGGAACTGTTATTGCATTTTCCACAGGACAGTCGGCAACTCTCACAGCACTGGCAAATGCAGGAGATCGATCTCTCACGGTTTCCTCCACCACCGTTACTGCCGGAGCCCGTGGCCTTGCTCCGAACACCGGCTCAGGACTTCCGGTTACCCCTAACGGAGGCAACATCGTTGTTACGTGGGATAACGGCGTCAACAAGATCTTCAAGCTGTAAGGAGCACTCATGAAATTAGGTGGCGCTTCGATCGTTGAGTGCTTCGGTCCCTTTGCAACCGTAAGCGGTACAGCGGCTAACACGTTCACGACCAAGAGGGATGTTAGTCCTCTCCCGATTCCACGTATTCCTGCTGGTACACTCTTCACCGGCGATGTCATCAAGATCGAAGCTGAGGGCGAGTACAGTTGTGCAACTGGTGTCATTGCTACACCAGGATTGCATCTTGGTACATACCTCGATGATGGTGTGACTCCTACTGTCGTAACTGACATTGCACTTGCTTCAGCGATCACTACTGGTACAACTCCAGTAGCGTGGCCGTGGAGAATGGAGTGGCGAGGTAAGGTTCTTAAGACAGGCGCAGCAGGAACGATGATTGGTGAGGGCGATATAGAGTTCGGCACGTCACTAATCGCCTTTGCAGGTACACCGATCCCGATCACTGCTGCCCTTCGCACTGTAGCTATTAACACGACAGTAGACAATCGTATCGGCGTTTCTTGGACCTGGAACGCTTCGGCTGCTGGTAATACCGTAACTACGTACAACATCACCTGTCAGCGACTCAACTAAGGGGACTTGATGACTACTGGTTATACCGTGACAAAGGCCGACCTCGACAATCGTATGGGCGCAATGATTGTAGATGTCCGAGGTGCTTTGCTAGCCTGTGTACAATTTAAGGATGGCTTCCTCGACGATGCTACACTTGGTACTGACGCTTTTCTAGGTGTGAGTGGTGGCCTCGGCTATACCTCACCAGAGATTACCCAGATTCGTGCGGCATTCGCAGCCATGAAAACGCTTTCGAACATCGCAAAGGGACTTACTACACAGCCAGCAACCAACGACTTCTACTTCGACGCTAAGCACCTGATCGGCCTGAACGTTTAGTTTGTTTGACGATTGGGGGTTGAGCAATGGCACTGGCTATCGATGCTTCAACCCCTATCATTGCCACGCAGAGCAACGGCACTATAGCTACAGTCACTAGTGCTAGCTTCACACCACCAGCAGGATCTTTACTCCTAGTTAGATGGTCTGGTAACTCACAAAACACAACGCCGCCTAGTGCACCTTCTATAACGGACAACCTCGGTGTTCATTTAAGTTGGGCTCTACTCGATTGGCAGAGCCGAGCAGACTCACCAACCAAAGATGGTCAAGCAGCTACATGGTGGGCAGTAGTTGGTACTAGTGCAGCAATGACCGTTACTATTACTAATGGCGCGGCATCAGGATTTCGTGCAGCGGCCCTTAAGGTATTAGTAATAACAGGTCAGAACATCGCTAGCCCTATTGGTGCTCATGGCAAAGCTGGTTCGGCATCAGCAGCGACCATTGCCCAAAACTATACAGCACAAGGTACAAATGGTCAGGGCTTCATTGTAGTTTGTGACTGGGACGTTATGGGGTCACAAACAGCAGGTACCGGATGCACAATTGTAGACGGTGGCAGTACTGATATTGGTACTTCTATCACATACGGGTTCTTCCGTCGAACTTCTGCAGATGATGTCAACGGCGCCGGAAATACACTTAACGTAACCCTTCCAGCAACGAGTACAAACCTATCTTGGACATATGCAGAAGTCCTTGAAGAGCCTGGAAGTAGTCCAGCAATAGGTTCCACATACAGAATCAACATGACGCCGCTTCAGCTGTTCGAGTTGATTCTAGCCCACAACTCAAGGTACGCATCGTATGCCCAGGCAGCTGCACCCGATCAAAACGTAGCGGCGCAAGGCATTCCGAATGACGAAAAGTTCGGTTTGCCTTCTATTGCGATAACCGTAAATGCTCAAGGCATCCCAAGTAGTGAACAGCTCGGACAGTCTACAATATCGACTACAGTTACAGTCCCAGCTCAAGGTATTCCGAGTAGTGAAGCAGTTGGTAATGCTAACGTAGCTACTATCACAACAGTAGCTGTGCACGGTATTACCAGCAGTGAACAACTCGGGCAACCAAGTATAACGACAACGGTAACTGTAAACGCACAAGGCATAACGACATCTGAACGTCTTGGTCAACCAACAATCACGTCAACAGTTAACGTTCCTGTACATGGTATCCTGAGTAGCGAACAACTAGGTAACCCTTCCGTAACCGTTATCACAGCCGTAAACGCACAAGGTATAACTAGCTCCGAACGCGTAGGTAATCCAGCAGTCACTTCAACTGTAACTGTAAATGCTCAAGGTATACCTTCATCTGAAACAGTTGGTAATCCGGCAGTCATTACAGCTACATCCGTAGTGGCTCAGGGTATTCCAGGTTCAGAACGTGTTGGTCAACCAAGCATTGCTACCACGGTAACAGTCAATGCACAAGGTATCACAAGTTCAGAACTGGTAGGTAACGCCAATGCTGGCACTGTTACATCGGTCCAAGCGACTTCTATCTCGACAGGCGAAGGCGTTGGCCAACCGAGCATCGCTGTTATTGTTGCAGTTAACAGTCAAGGCATTCCAAGCTCTGAGCGGGTTGGTAATCCACAAGTAACGGCAACCTATACAGTTACAGCACAAGGCATTCCAAGCTCGGAGCGCCTTGGCCAACCAAGTATAGCTGCCGCAGCTATTGTAGCTGCCCAGGGAATAACTTCGAGTGAACGATTCGGCAATGCTGTAATCACTACTGGATCTGTAACTGTTACTCCGCAAGGCATCACAAGTTCACAGGCAGTTGGAAGTCCTATTGTAAGTCTGGGCCTCCTCGCACTACAAGTTCAAGCACATGGCATCGTAAGCAGTCAAAAACTTGGACAGCCTTTTATCGGGTACCAAGTTGAAATAGACGTCGTATGGTATACAGAGCCTACCGTCCAGGCAATAGTTACTACAGATGCAATTTACTACTACGAACCCAAAACCATCGAATATCAAGATCCGGAAACCCTAGTTGTCATCATCGATGACGAGATTTAATTCGCAACCAGAATTACTCGGCCCTGTGGGAGGTTACAGAACATGAGCGCGGACCCGGGTAGCGCGGCACTCTCACAGTACCGTGAAACTACCATTCAAGAGCTTATGGAACGGTACGACATTGTGAGTGCTGATCTGGGATCACTTCCTGGAGTAGGTACACACATTGTCGTAGCTGAGCGTGGTTCCTCTATCAAGTTGGCGCAGCCTGATCTCCTGGACATTCAGGAGTTGGGCTACACGTCGATGAGCCCATGGACTGCCTGGACTCGTGATGAGATGATCCCGGAGCTTCGAGACAAGCTTGGTATTCGTAAGTGGTACGATATGAAGCGCAACGATGGGGCAATTCGTGGTTCGCTTCGTTTGTTGAAGACACCTATCCAAGCTGCCCATTGGTTTATCCAACCAGCCAGTGATAGTGCGCTGGATACGAACATTGCCAAGTTCGTCGAGAACTGCCTGTTCGACGATATGAATGTGGACTGGTCGCAAGTACTCGACGATGTGTTGCTGATGTTCGAGTACGGCTACATGGTCTTCGAGAAGGTCTACACCTTCAACGATGATGGCAAGGTTGTCCTTCGAAAGCTTGGTCCTCGTCATCCCTTGGATATCAGGGAGTGGGTATTCGACGACCAAGGAGGGCCTGCAGGTATCATTATGGAGCCATTCGTTCCGTACGGTAATCAGTACAACAACTTCGCACCACTTGATGTTGGGGGACCCAATTTGAATCTGGGTCAGTTCATTCCAATCCGCAAGCTTGCAGTCTTCTCACTTGAGCCAGAGGCTGGTGACCTTCGTGGCATCTCGGTACTTCGGTCGGCTTATAAGCATTGGTACTACAAAGACACGCTCTACAAGATCGACGCTATTCAAAAAGAGCGGCACGGTATCGGGGTACCTGTTATTAAGCTTCCGCCTGGCTTCTCGCCCGACGACAAGAAGCTCGCGGATCAACTCGGTCGTAACCTTCGAACTAACGATCGTGCTCACATCGTGGTACCTGCGAACTGGGAGATCCTGTTTGCGAAATTGGAAGGGCAACCAGTTTCGTGTATCGAATCGATCGACCACCACAATGACCAGATCAAGACAAACATCCTTGCACCCTTCATGGACGAAGCGTCACCTCAAGAGACGTCCACCGACATGTTCTTCAAGTCCACAAGGTACCTCGCTAATGGTATCTCGAACATCTTCAACAAGCATATCATCAGACAGCTTGTCGATCTCAACTTCAAGCGGGGCAAGTACCCCAAGCTGCGTGCCCGGCGTATTGGCGAATGGAATGATCTTCGTACCCTAAGCTTTGCGATTCGTAACTTCGTCGGAGCTGGTCTTATTACTCCTGACGATGTTTTGGAAGCGCAGCTACGTGAAGAGACTGACCTGCCTCCAATGGATACAGCAACGTCACGCCTTGTTGGTGTATTGGCTCCTCAGCCAGATCCATCTGAAGGAGATCCCAATGCACCTGGAGCTCCCGAACCTTCACGGGCAGGACCACCCCGACAGAAGGCTGCACCGGCTGCTAAGCCGATAGCGGCGAATAGTGGTAGGGATGCCTCGGGAGGTAAATAGACTGAGATATAGTGAATTGTTGGCCCGGAAGCGTTGGATATGATATAATCAATGTGAGGAGGTACCGCAAAGATGGAAAAGCACTTTGGCTGGTGGGTCGACCTCGCGAAGGTTACTCTGAGTGATACAAGCGGAGGTGCTACGACCTGGGTGCATGCACTTCCATTCGGTCAGTACCAGCATCCGCTGTACGGCAAGATGGATTTCGACGCATCTAAGTTGACCGCGCTGGCGAATAGTGTCAAGACCAAGACGCGCGGTATCGATCCTGATATCGACTACGATCATAAGGCTGACCCTGTAAAGGGTAACTTGGCTGCTGGATGGGTCAAGGATGCTAAGGTCGAAAGTGATGGCTTGCATTTGCAGGTTGACTTTACGCCTGCTGCAGCCCAGTCGATCAAGGACAAGGAGTACCGTTACTTCTCGGCGGAGTTCGTCGACGAGTGGACGGACGCTACTGGCTCGTCACACAAGGACGTTCTCTTCGGTGGTGGTCTTACTAATCGGCCATTTATGAAGAACCTCCTGCCTGTGAACTTGTCGGAGCTTCTGTCTGAAGGACCGCCCAAGGCACCACCCACACCGGAGGCAGAAGTGGATCTAAAGAAGCTGTGCACGCTTCTTGGTCTAGCCGAAACTTCGACCGAAGAGCAAGTACTCGCCAAGCTGGGTGAGATGGCCTCGGGCGTCGTCAAGTTGACGGAAGACAACAAGAAGCTCGGCGAAGAAGTCGAGAAGCTGAAGAAGGACCCGACCGAGGGCCTTGACCCGGAGCTCATGCGTCTCGTCGAAGCGAGCCCCGCGTTCGCAAAGATGTTCGCTGAGGTTCAGGAGAAGGACAAGAAGCTCACCGAGATGCAGACGGCAATGCGGCTGACGGAGGTTAACTCCCAGCTCGCCGAGCTGCAGCGTGGCAAGACGTACGCCCTGGCTCCTTCTGTCAAAGAGGAAGTCAAGAACATCATGCTGAAGTCGACTCCTGAGGCGGCCAAGGCGTTGTTTGAGTTCATGGGCAAGGTCATGAACGGTACCGCGATGGTGGATCTGTCCGAACTGGGTCACTCTGGTCGTCGGCTTGAAGAGTCTGATGCCACCAAGCGTTTCAACGACATGATTCAGCAGTACATGGACACCAACAAGGGTTCCAACTACGGGTCGGCCGTTGAGGTCATCGCTCGTGAGAACCCGCAGCTCTTCGCTGACTACCGCGAAGCTACCTACCAGTTCAAGGCGTAAGGGGAGGTGAACTAGATGGCTGGAGCAAACTACGTACTTGACAAGGGCTTTGATGTCCTTGCGACGTACAACTCTTCCGCTGTGGCTGGTGTGCTCGCGTACCGTTGTGTTGCGATCAACAGCGCGACCGGCAAGATCGACCTGAATGCTACTGCTACGGCATTCAGCATTGGTGTTGTCCAGGAGAACGTCGATGCTACCAAGGTTGCTCTTGGCAAGGCTGTGGTCGATGTTCGAATCTTGGGCATCACCAAGGTGCGTGTTTCTGACACGCCTGGTACGATCGTTCTTGGTTCGAGGGTTGCGCCAAGCGGTACAGGCGCGAACTCAGGCGGCGTCAAGTTGGCAGTTACAACCAACGCCGTGCTCGGCATCGTAGTTGGCCCCGTGCCGATCGGTACTCCTGCCGCCGGCGACCTCATCGATGTGCTGCTGACGCCTGGCGTCGGCGCGGTCCTATCGTAACCTGAAGGGAGGGAAGAAGTGCCAGTTTACAACCCGACAGGTTCGGTCAACGTTCACATCGATCAGATTCTTACGAACATCAGTGTGGCATGGCCAAACAACGGTCTCGTGGGAGAACGTCTTTTCCCCGTCGTTCCTGTCCGTAAGCAGTCTGACAAGTACTACGTCTTCGGCCGTGAAGGCTGGAGCGTTCAGAACGACGTTCGTGCGCCGGGAACGGAAGCCAATGAGATTCCTGGCTTCGCGCTTTCGACCGATACGTACTACGCACAGGAGCACTCGCTTCAGATTCCGGTGACTGACGAAGAGCGGTGGAACGCCGACAGTCCGTTGTCTCCGGATCGCGATGGCACTGAGCTCGTCACGTCCAAGGTGTGGCTCGGTCGCGAGAAGGCCATGAAGGACCTCGCCACGACTGCTGCCAACTACGCCTCGACCAACACGGTGACGCTGTCTGGTACCTCACAGTTCAACGACTATGTCAACTCGGATCCGATCTCGGTGCTCCGTACGGGCAAGTCGGCTGTACACGCTCGCATCTTCATGGAGCCAAACAAGGCGGTGATTCCCTACCAGGTCATGACTATCCTGGAGGATCACCCCGACTTCATCGAGCGCATCAAGTACTCGGAGCGAGGCATCGTTTCGTCCGAGCTGATCGCCGCGGTGATTGGTCTGGGTGAGGTTATCATCCCAGGCGTTGGCATCGACAATGCTCTTCTGGGTCAACCGGCGTCGCTCGGTTACCTCTGGGGCAAGGACATCATCCTGGCATGGGTACCAGAGCGTGCTGGCCTGAAGGTTCCTGCCTTCGGGTACGAGTTCGGCTGGTCCGGCAACCCGGGTGGCTCGATGCAGTACGTGGATCGCTGGCGTGAGGAGAAGCGGAAGTCCGATCTGGTTCGGGTTTGCCGTTACTACGACCTCAAGCTGGTTGCTCAGGGCGACCCGGGCACCGCCGATGCTGGTAAGGCCATTGCCGGCTACCTGATCAAGACCGCTGTAGCGTAAGGGGAGGTGTAAGATGGCGAAGCAGTACTTTGCAACGAGCAAGATCGTTCACGGCGATGCTCCGAATGAGGACAAGGTCTTCCAGCCCGGTGACGTAGTCGAGGGCCTCTCCAAGGAAGCGATGGTCGCGCTTTGGGAAGCTGGAGTCCTGACCGAGCGTGATCCGGACGACGAGAAGCCGGATGAGCGCGATAAGAAGATCGCGGACCTCGAGCTGGAACTTTCCAAGCTTCGTGCAGACAAGACCAATGCTGAGAACGCTGTGCCGGAGGGCGAGAGCCCTGCAGGCGATGCTGAGGTCGTTCGTGACACGGTGACTGGTGAGATCATCGAAGTCAAGGAATCGGAGAAGAAGGAAGAAACTCCGGCTCCTAAGAAGGCAACGACACCTCCTGCGAAGTAATCATGACTGATCCGGCAATTCTGAAGCTCTACGAAAGTATTCAGAGTTTCACGTCCCTCATACAAGAAGGAGAACAGTTCATGGCTAACATGGCCGATCTGCTTGCGAAGCTTGCAGACCTCCAGACTGGACAGGTCGAGCTGCTCAAGGACGTACGTCGTCTCATCGCGGCCGGCGATACCTCCGCGGCGCTCACTGCCGTTGACGACCTGATCGCTAAGAACACTGAGCTCGACGCCGAGGTCGAGGCGGCCTCTGCTGAGCCGGTTGAACCTCCGGTCGAGCCGTAACCAAGTAAGTAACAGGTTGTAGGGAGGGTGGCGATATGTCTAGGATCAGCATTGCGGAAGCGCAAGCATGGGCCGAAGGCACGAAGCTGACTATCGCCTCCCTCGACCTACCCCTTCTCGAGCATATCGAGGAAGAGGTAGTTGTTCAGCTCGGAAGCATTACTGACACTTCCGATACTTGGGTCGACACACTCACAACTCCCAAGCTCGTGCGCACCATCATCTCGAAGCTGTACATAGCTTGGTTGTATGACAAGCAGTACTCCGAGGACATCGAGGTTGGAAACAACTACGCTGACCGGCTGAAGGAAAACGCAAACAACCTCATCGCAGGTTTGCTCGCCGGTACTATTGAGCTTCCAGGGATCGTGGACATTTCCGGTTCCCCTGTGTTCTACCCAACGGATGCCTCCTCTGCCATGGAGCCTACGTTGGAAGATCCTTCCCTAGGTCCAGCCGCATTCTCGATGGGAATGCGCTTCTAGAGGAGGGTGTATGGCTGATCTTCCTCGCGAACCTATCTTAAACTCCCCACTGCGCTTGTCGGATATCAAGCGATCCATTTATGGTGGAGTTCGGTTCGATCGAGTTCTCTACGCTGGTTGGTCATTCCATCCTTCGCTGGGTATCGTCGCGAAGGATATCGACCGACTCGGCATTGATATCAGGTCGTACAGAGTGCCTCTTGAGAAGGCAATCCGACTTGTGATGATGCCATCCATTCGTAAGAACTTCGAGCAGGGTGGTAGGCCCGAACCTTGGGAACCACTAGCATCGTACACAGTTAAGGTCCGAGGTAGTTCTCGGCCTATCCTTATACGTACTGGTGCCCTGCGAGCTGTAGCGAGTAGCTTCTCCGTCTGGACTATCGGACAAACGTCAGCTTCTATCCGTGCACTACCTTCCGCAGTCTGGTATGGAAACATCCACCAGGAAGGCTACGGCAGCATTGGACAGATTGCACGTAAGCAACTTGGACCTCGAGCGACTGCTCAGGAAATTCAGGATCGTGCTATGGAGTTGTTCCTCGGCGCAACTCCAGCTAAGAAGCAAAGCAAGATTGTGATCCCTGCACGAGAGTTCGCTCTATTCCAAGTCTCGGACATCGAAGAGATCCAGGAGATCTTCATTGACTGGATGGAAGATCGAGCTGATCAAGTCGGAAGGAGTTGGAACCTCGGATGACAGGTCCATATCCTTACACGTCAGACATATCAGTCATTGCGCAACTCCTGGTTGCTAAGATCGATGCAGCTAAAGCTACGTTTCGAGTTCCTGTAGTTGATGTCTTTTATGGCGACCAAGATCGAATTCCTGCTACTCCGTCGGTTTGTGTGGAGCCTGGTGATAAGACACGCCAGCTCGACGGCGCACCTAGCATGACACAAAACGAGTTCGAGATTTATATCTTGGTCTACCATAATAAAGTACAGGAGAATCAGCTGACTCGACTAGAGTGCGACCAGATCGCATACGACATCGAGATGCTGGTACACCAAGACTTGCAACTCACAAATGGTGGAGTAACACCAAACGTGATTCATGGCTTCGTTCGTAACAACGAATCAGGATACACGTACAAGAGGGAAACGTTGTACAGGTCGGCTCGACTGACTTGGTACGGCAAGAACAAAACGTCGCTGCCGGTAGCATGAGACAAGGAGTACCATGACTGCAGTGAGTATACAGTTCGAGGTGAGGTCAGAGTACCCTTGCCAGATTCCGACGGTCGGCGAGTTCGTCGCTGGTGAGACCAAGGTGCTAAGCGCACACACTCTCGAGCTGTTCGAGAAGATCAATGGGTACAAGATCGGCAAGGGCAACTTCGCGCCGTCCGTTGTACTTACTGCTCGGGTCATCGAGGAGCAGGACGCGACCGAAACAGAGGAGGTCTAAATGCCACCGGGCATTGGTGCTAGTGGACAGTGTGGCCTTGCCGCCGAGGTATTGCTGCCGCCTGTTGCCACTTCTGCTACACCTGTTGCCGGCGGTGCTCTTACCGCTGGAACGTACAAGTACTACATCACGGCGATCAACACCTTCGGTGAGACGACGATTTCGAACGAGCTCACCGGAACAACCTCAGCCGGTAACCTTACACTTACCCTTCTCTGGGCTGCAGTATCAGGTGCTACTGGCTACAAGATTTATCGGACAGCTGCTGCTGGTGCTACAGGCTCTGAGCTCTTGCTTACGACTGTCGGCGCAGTTACAACGTTCAATGATGCAGCAGTCGGAGCACCTGCGGGAGCTTTCCCATTGGTGAACACAGCCAGCAATGGTGGCGTGTACGTAGCACCTGGGAAGTTCTTCCCGATCAACTCCGAGTCGCTTCAGTTCCAGCAGGCAACGAACTGGCGTCGTCCGATTCGTAAGACGGCAGACATCGTCGGAGCTGTTGCTGGTGACGTACACGTTGAAGGTGACATCGAGATGGAGGCGTTGGAAGACGTCGTCATCCATTGGCTGTACGCTTCGCGAACTGCAATCGTCAAGTCTGGTGGACCTACCAACTTCACCTACGTGTGCACGCCTACACCTGCGGCAGTCCCACAGCGCACACTGAGCGTGACGATCGAACGCAATGGTGCCGTGTTCGGATTCGTTGGATGCGTTGTCGGGAGCTTTAAGTTTACCATCACAGATGGCATGCTCATGCTGACGGTAGGCATCGTCGGTCGTGACGAAGCTTCGCAGTCACTTCCTGTGCCTTCGTTCACTACGTCCGTACCGTTCGGTGCCGGTCAGTACAGCATGGAGATCCCGACCGCCACGGCTGTCTTCGATGTTGACTCCTTCGAGTGGACCTGCGAAGACAATGCCGAGCCTCAGTACCGTCTCAAGAACACTGGACGCGGGGCTCAGTTCATCAAGTTCGGTGAGCGTTCAATGAGCCTTACGGCGGAGCGGGACTTCGTCGATCGAACGGACTTCGATGCCTTCAAGGCACTGACGTCCCAGACGGTTACGCTCACAGCTTCCAAGGGTGCGAACAACTCTATTGCTCTTCTGACTCCGGTGACTGTCAAGGACACTTACGAGCTGGGCTTGAGTGGTGAAGGTGATCTGATCCGAGGAAGCATCGCGTACCAGATGGCAATCGATGGTGCGGGCAACTCGTACACGATCACGATCAAGACGCAGGAGAACGTTTCCTAATATGCCAGACTCAACAGTAGCAGGGATCATCACAGCCAGCGCAACCGTGCTTATAGCACTAGGTGGCTTGGTGACGGCTATTACTGTTCTGATTCCAATCTTACGGCAAAGCAGGAAGACACACGAACAAGTTGAGCAAGTGCATACGCTCGTTAACCAACAGCGTACAGACTCCCTGCGGTACCAAGTCGCACTCATTGAAGCTCTGCGGGCACACCAGATCGATGTCCCAATTGATCAAAGCCTAGCAATCATAAGAGACGTTAATAAGACCATAGAGATACCACAAGAGACTAAATGAATCTACACTCTAGATACAAACACCAGCAGGTTTGTCTAACAAAGGTCTCTTAGGTTGAGACTTGCATTACTTAAAGCCGCCCTGTGGGCTTACAAACACACGGACCGGCTGACCACGTCATATCGGAGGGTGAAGAGAATGGCAAGGGCTACAGTTGTAAAGACGACGGAGCGATTCGAACTGACTACGCTTCCTGGTGTAAACGGGGATGCAGGTGGTTGGGTCGAGCTCCGTCGTTTGGCTTATGGAGAGAAACTCCATAAGGATGCCGAAGCGATGAAGATGCGCTTCGCGATGGATAGCTCCAAAGAAGGTTCGCGGAACGTCGATGCTGAAGTGTCCCTGATCAATGAGTTCGTTACGTTGGCAGAGTTTGCCAAGTGTATTGTTGATCACAACTTGACGGGACTCATCGATGAGAACGACGAGTCGAAGGGTGAGCGTCCACTCGACTTTCGCAAGCCAGCTGACGTGCAGAATCTCGACCCTCGTGTTGGCGATGAGATTTCCACACTCATTGGCGACATGAACGACTTCGAGCGTGAGGCAAAGACTTCGCTTAAGGATGAGTTGGGAAAATAACCAAGCCTGATCTCATCTTTCGGATCAGGGCATCAATCATCATGAATCGGGAAGCTGACTACGAAGTAGGTCAGATTCTTAGCTTGGTGAGAATGTGTCAAAATCTGAAGGTCTTACCAGGCGCTGGCGGTCTTCTTGACCAAGATGCATATTTCGTTTTCCTATTCGAGCAAGTCCTTATTGCTGACAACGAAAAGGCGGCACTCGATAGGGCGAAGCAGAAGGCGGCTTAAATGGCTCTCGCGACACGAAACCTCTACCTCGTCCTTAAGGCAAGGGACGAGGCCTCTCGTGTCATCCGAGGTTTCGGTCGCGAGCTGACCAGAGCCGGACGCTTGGCGGAAGCTGAGAACCTTCGAAATCGTGCTGGGCTGGCTGCAGAGCGGGCTGCGTACCTTGCAGCTACTGGAGCTAGCCGAGCCGAGATCGATGGACAAAAGCTTATCGCACGTCAGCTTAACCAGCAGGCGGCTGAACTCGAACGAGCTCATCGTCAAGCTGTTAGGTACGCCAATGCTTTGCATACGGTTAGTGCTACCCTAATCACTGTTGGTTCTGGTGTAGCTATCGCGGGCGCTGTTGGTTTAGTATTCCTGGGTCAGTCTATTAGTGTCGCTAAAGAGTACGCTCGTCAAGTTTCATTGACAGCTACCCAGGTCGATAACTTTAAGGCGAGTCTGGAAGAGATCTCTCAGGTAGGTCTTAAGGTCGCTAGAAACATTGCTGTACCATTCGAAGAGATTCAGCCTGCACTGTATAACATTCTCTCTTCGACCAACGCTAACCTAGGGCAAGCCGAGATGCTGCTAGGTGCGTTTGCTAAGACAGCTGTGGCTGGACAGGTGTCTATTCAGGATGCAGCTTCAGGCACGATTCCAATTCTCAACGCGTTCAACATTCCGCTTGAGAAGGTTAACGACGTGCTGGATATTCAGTTCCAGTTGGTTCGTAAGGGTGTTGGCACCTACGCAGACTTCTCTAGTGTGTTCGGTCGAGTTGTTCCATCAGCGACTCGTGCTGGACAGAGCTTTGAGACTGTCGCGGCCATGCTTGCGTACTTGACTCGTAACGGTCTTACAGCTGCAATGGCTTCCTCTTCTGCTGCACGAGCACTCGACGCTATGTCGAATCCTAAGGCTGTTACTAGCATGGAGAACCTAGGCATTAAGGTTCGCGATGCAGCAGGTAACATGTTGCCAATGGAGCAGTCACTTAAGAACCTGCAGACATACCTCTTGGCACTTCCGAATGCTGATCGTGTTAAGGCACTGGTTGAGATCTTCAAGGGTGCTGGCGGAACGATTCAAGCACGGCGATTCCTAGACCAAGTATTGCTGCGTCCAGGTGAGCTCGATGAGTACATCGGCTTCTTGCACGACATGCAGAATGCTAATGGAGCATTCGAGAATGCATACAACACCATGGCTAGTACTATGGCTGCGCAAACTCAGCTCCTACGTAACAACTGGAAAGTCCTCCAGGTAGCTATGGGCAATGCTGTTACGCCTGCCTTCATTGTTCTATTGAAGTGGGCGAACAAGCTACTGCAAGGTTTCAACGCCTTGAGTCCTAGCATGCAGAAGGTTATTGCAATTGGTATTCTGATCGTAAGCATCTTTGGGATCATTGCAGGCGCTGTGCTTATCGTTCTAGGTGCGCTGGCAGGTATCACAGCTGCGATTATTGGTGCTGGTGCATCCTTCTTCTGGATGATCGGTGTCGTCGTAGGTCTTATTGCAGCGCTAGGTGCATTCGCTGCAATACTTGTAACTGCCTGGGTGAAGAGTGCTACCTTCCGAGGCATTCTACACGACATGGCGAGTGCTCTTAAGTCGTTCTGGCTCGACGTAGTTGTCCCTGCGGCACAAGGTGTCAAGGCTGCATGGGATCAGTATATGGGTCCTGCGTTGACTAAGCTTGCAGACATCATGGAGAATCGTGTCGGGCCTAGTGTTCGAGAACTGTTCCAGTTGTTCATCTCGAAGATGCTTCCGGCTCTTAAAGAGGTTGCCAACTTCATCAAGTCGATTCTAGCGACTGCCTTCCAAGCTGTTGGTTGGGTCATTACTCACGTAGTCGCTCCCGCGATTGAATGGCTGTCTAAGCAGTACCAGGAACACAAGGGTTCGATCGACATGATCGTCAGTGCACTGGTATGGCTTGTGAAGCAGTTCATGAAGGTAGCTGTTGTAGTCGGTGTCATCCTAGCTGGTGCATTCGTTGGTGCTGTGCTCCTATCGATGCTAGCCTTCGTTGCAGCTGTCGTAGCTGTAGGCGTCGCTATCGTAGCACTGGTTGTTGGTATCAAGTGGTTGATCGACTGGCTCGTAGTGAACGTTCCTAAGGGCTGGAGCTGGGTAGCTGAACATACTGTCGCCATCTGGAATAGCATTGCTGCATTCTTCGTAGGCATTTGGAATGGCATTGTTAGCTTCTTCCAAGGCATCTGGGCAGGTATAGTAGAGATGGTCAGTCGCTACTCTGCTATCATTACAACCATATGGCAAACCTTCTGGGGCAGCTCCATCGGACAGTTCGTCATTGCCATCATAAATTTGATCTTTGCATCCATCAACTTGTTCGTCACGTCTGTTGTGTTCGTATTCAGTTGGGCTGTTGCGGGCATTGTAGGATTGTGGACAGCTGCTTGGAATGTCATATCAGCTGTTGTGACAACTGTGTGGAACTTCATCGTTCCGTTCCTCAAGGCT